AGAAAATAAATGATGAATTTTGGACAGGCAATTGAAGCATTAAAAAATGGTAAGAAAGTAGCAAGAAAAGGTTGGAACGGCAAGGGAATGTTTGTGTATTATGTTCCGGCTGGCAATTTTAAGTCTTATACAGAAATTGGGAAATCCATTGCAGATAAAGACGATTTAGTACATTACAATCCGTATTTTGCTATCAAAAATGTTAATAGCACTGTTTCTACATGGGTTCCGTCAATTAATGATTGTTTAGCAGAAGATTGGTATGTAGTTGAGTAACATATGGGAGGGTGTTTGAACTATGAGCATGGCAGAAGTAATTAAATCAATAGAGCGTGAGGCATTTAGAGAAGCACAATCGCACGAAATAGGCGGTAGAAACGGCGAGACTATAAGATTTTCCACTTTAGAAGATGAACTTGCCATTGAGGCAGATATTGAAGCAGATAGGCAAGCGCTGAAAGATTGCTTTAAGGAGTGAGAATATGAAAATAACAGAAATGAATAACTGCATTGAAGAAATGCGTAAATGTTACAAGTTTGAGGATGATAAAACGGAAATAAGACTCGGCAGTGTACCAAGTAGTGGCTGTGACAGACATGTATTTGTTAGCACAATGAATGAAAACGGAACACAGATTGAAATGACAAGACTAGCGGATAAATTAGAAGAAGCAGACTATTGTTTGCGATGAAAAGAGATTTTATGAAAAAATTTTTTAAAACCATTATTCCCATTATTGTTATTGTTGTTGCACTGATATTATTTTTAAATTGGGCTAATAAAACCGAAAAATACGAATGTGAAATAGAAGAGATACAAAGCGGGATTTATGCTAGATACCAAAGTACAGCTTCATCCACCCCCGCTTACAACTATGAGATAATTACAGTTTGCATAAATGGACAACTGATAACCTACGAGGGAAGCGTTGAATTTATTTTTGTAGAAAATGAGAACAAAATCAAAGTCACAGAAAGACCTAATATAGTTCACAGCGATAAAGTCATTGTCTATACTTCAAAAGACAGTGTTGAATACTTAGGAACTGTAGGGATTGGCAAATAAAAATTTTACCGGCTACAGATTGATTGTAGTCGCTACCCTAGAAGATTAAATGGGAAAAGTTGTCAGAACCAGGAGGAATAGGATGTGAATACAATAGTTGTTTATTCGGACGAAATAAGCGAAAAGCTCAACAATAATTGTATCGAAAAGTTTATATATGATTCATTTACGATTGTAGTTGCAAAAAATAAGCATGAAGATACTGCAATAATATTTGATGTGGCAACAAATGACGGAAATCCAAACGACTGTTCTTGCCAGGTTACAATGTTCAATCAAATATCTCAAGAATATGAGGTGGCAGTAGAATTTAACTGGTATATTGTAGGGGATAGGATAGAAACAAAATACAGAAACATTGAAGATTATAAGAAATTCGGAGATGTTTCTTGCAATTGGGCTGATTATATATATTCTGTAATGGCATACATAATGACGACACAAAGAGAAAGAACGGAAAGACCTAAAGGTGCCAAAACTTTTAACACACAAAAGGTTGAAAGCAAAAGAAATAGAGAAAATAAGATTTATTTGCTTGATGAAATCGTTGATTATGTAAATGAAAATGGATTGACGATTGCTAAAAGTGGAAATCGTGCTATAACTTGTCCTTGTTGGGATGTAAGAGGACATTACAGACATTATAAAAGCGGTAAAGTAGTATTTATAAAAAATTACGAAAAAGGGAAAGAAAAAGGAAAAGTCAAGCCAAAAGACAAGACTTACACAATTTGAAAGGTGAGAATTTGATATGCTTAAAGAAAAAATTAAGATATTTATTATTAAACGTCGCTTAAGAAGAGAATATAAAAACCTTGACGAACATAAAAAAGCTGAACTTGACAGATTCAGCGAATGCGCATTTAAAATATTAAGGGAATATTTCCCAAATCTTTCAGAAGAACAATATTGCCATCTATATAGCAAAATCACAGGTTTATTAGAAGCGAAAATTTTTGATTTGACAACAGATAAATCATGGGTATCATATAGAGACAATGGAAGACTTTGGCGTGATTTTGCATACATATGTGATTTTTTAAAATCTGAGCAAGAGACAGACGAAGACTCTTTCAAGAAGATTTCTTCAGAAAGGAAAAATGACGATGGACAATCTTGTGTTTAAGAAAGCTAATGTTCCGGTGGCAGTTGCTGCGAAAGCTCTGAATGTTGATGCTCAGACGGTACGTTTGCTATTGCAGAATGAGCTTGTTGATTGGGGAATAGCCTATAAAAGACCGGGAAGTAACCAATACAGTTACATAATTTATTCTAAAAAATTTTATGAAGTGACTGGATTCTATTACGGAGAACAATCATAAAATATCAGAACCGTTGCATATAAGTTTGCAACGCTACCCTAAAACAGTTATAGGCAGAGGTCTATAAGCACCTTTGCTTTTTAAAAGTGGAGGTGCTTTTCTTATGGCTAGTCAGAGCCTTATTTCCACAGTTGATAGTTACGAAAATTACATAGAGAGAAACGGAAAAGACGAGCAAGTAATTAATGCTTATGTAGACGCTTGCAGTGTAGCCATAAATGGAGAGAAAGATATTGAGTATGGACTACAGCTCACTAAGAGGGCAAAAGAGCTTATAGAGGGCTTCTGCACGGCTAAAACAGGTGGTACGATTTGGGATTTGGAAAAATACGCATTCGACCACAAAACCACATATGAGCTGATAAACAAAAAATATGAGGTTTTGTTACTCGAAGCTCAAAACAAAATCGTTGACAGTTATTTTCAGTACATAGAGAAAAAGCGTGAGCCTAAAGACCGATTTTATATGCCACGTAGAAAACAACTAATCAAAATCGGACTCGTGGACGCATTGCAAGGCATGATTGATGATAAATACGACATATTGTGTGTGAGTCTAGTGCCCGGAGCCGGAAAGAGTACGATTGAGAAATTTTTTCATTCAGCAGTTGCCGGTTGGTTTCCAAAAGACTACAGCCTATTTTATTCACACAGTGGCGATATTACACGAATGTACTACGATGGAGTATACGACATTGTTACCAATGATGATGATTACGCATGGCATGACATTTTTCCTAAACTATCAGTCACAAGCACGAATGCCAAAATGGAGCAATTCAACATTGGCAAATACAAACCTTTTCCGTCAGTACAATGTACTTCTGTTGGAAGTAAGAATGCCGGAAAAGTCCGTGCAAGTAAATTTTTGTTAGTTGATGATATGATAGGCGGAATTGAGGAAGCCTTAAATCCTACAATACTTGATAAATTATGGGATAAATACGCAGTAGACGCAAGACAACGTAAGACACAGGATACGGACGGAAAGCCGTGTAAAGAGATACATATTGCCACTCGTTGGAGCGTACATGATGTTATCGGACGCATTCAAAATATGTATGTTGGAAATCCAAGAGTCAAAACAATATCGGTTCCTGATGTAGACCCGGTGACAGGAGAAAGTAATTTTGATTATGAGTATGGCGGTTTTACAAAAGAGTTTTTTGCCGACCAACAATTACTCATGGATGAAATCTCTTACCGATGTTTGTATAAACAGGAGCCCATTGAGCGTGAGGGTCTATTGTTTCCTGACGATAAAATCCGCAGATACTTCAATCTTCCACATGGCGAGCCGGAAATTATCACAGCTCAATGCGATACAAAGGGAAAAGGCACAGACTATTTTGTTATGCCAATACTGCAAAAATATGGTGAGGATTATTACTGTGTTGATTGCGTGTGCGATAATACGGCAGACTATGAAATGCAGTATGAAAATGCATCAAACACATTAGTTAATAATCAGGTACAAGAGTGCGAGTTTGAGCGTAATGCCGGTGGTGACAGAGTGGCTATGGAAGTCAATAAGCGAGTTGAAAATAAAGGGTGGATATGCAATATCACTGATGTACCGACAGAGACAAATAAGGAAGCACGTATTTTTCAGTGTTCTAACTGGATTTTACAACATATTATTTTTAAAGACCAATCACTTTATAAGCCTAATGAGCCTTATGGAGTAATGGTATCACTGTTGAAACGATATTCAGTGACAGGCAAAAAACAGCTTGATGATGTTCCTGATGTTTTTTCAAACTTTGCCTTAAGAATGACGCAAGGCAGTAGAATAGCAAAGGTTGAAGCAGTACATAATCCGTTCAGAGGAGGGCTTTATTAATGAATACAAAAACTTACTTAAATCAGATTAGCAGATTAGATAAAATGATACAAAATAAGCTGTCTGAAATATATCGGCTTAAGACAATAGCATGTAGCGTTACTGTTTCAACAGAAAAAGAGGCGGTTGATGTTTCATCTGACAAAGATAAATTAGGCAGTACAGTAACTAAAATTGTGGACTTGGAAAAAGATACAGACAGACTTGTTGATGAATTTATGAGAAAAAGAAATCATATTATCAGTCAAATTGATAGCATGGAGAATACCGACTATTATCATGTACTCTCAATGAGATATGTCAATCAAAACACTTTTGAAGAAATCGCCCAGGCTACAAATTGGAGCATAAGAAAAATATTTACAATCCATGGCAGAGCCTTGCAAGAGTTTGAAAGGCTTTACGGAAAAGAATACCTTGAAAATGTGCAGTAGTGTGCATGGTTTTGCATATCATTGCATATATACACTTAAAAAATTGACAGTTATAATATAACTATGAAAAAATCGTAATTCGTTCATTGCGTAAAATCTCTTTTAGAAATGGCACTCACAGATTGTGGGTGCCATTTTTAGTGAAACGAGGACAACATGAATAATCAGAATATTGTACCAACAGGAAAACGAAGTGTAATGTGCCCTCGTTGCGGAAAGCTATTAACGTGGGTAAATAAAAGCGACAAGAAACACCACAAAGTAATGTGTACGCACTGCCGTAAATGGATATGGTTTTGGGCTGGCACAGGAGAATTTCAGATAAAAGAGGTTCCGCAAAGAACTTCTGCAAGTGGTATGAGGTTTTATTGATGTATAGATATGCTCATAAAAATGTAAGACCTTTTTCAGCCGTCTGCCAAAATAATTACGGCAGACAAGTTATTTTTACACGTAAAAGGCAAATCACAAAAAACAACATAATCGAAGAACTGAATAAAGCACTTGTGATTCACGAACAAAACGCTATTGAGATTGAGTATCTTGACAGATACTATCGTGGCGACCAACCAATTTTGTATCGGCAGAAAGTAAACCGCCCGGAAATCAATAACAAAATTGCTGTAAATCTTGCGTATGAGCTTGTTGAGCGCAAAACCGCAGAGATGTGTGCCGAGCCAATTCAATATGTGCTACGTGGCACCGATAACCATAAGTCGGAAGAAATCACACAGCTTAACATCACAATGGATTCAGAAAGCAAACAGGAGTGCGATATAGACATACATCGTTGGAGAAGCATATGCGGTACCGGCTACAGATTTATCGGTAACGATGACGGACAAGGACAGTTGCTTGATGAGAGCGATTTTTACCTATCGTCTGAAAATCCAATATATACCTTTGTAGTATACTACCCAAACGGACGTCCGGCATTCTCTTGTCAAATCGGAGAGGACGAGAATGGAGCGGATATTTATTACGTGTTCACTGACAACGAGTGGTTTGATATTCGCAACGACAAGATTTATGCAAGCGGAATAAACGGCAACAGAGCAATTCCAGTGATTGAATATCCAAACAATGCAAGGCGTTTATCTGATATTGAAATGACTATTGCAATCACAGACGCTATTAACGTGCTTACATCGGACAGAATTAATGGTGTCGAGCAGTTTGTGTCTGCATGGGTGAAATTCGTTAACTGTGAGATTGACATAGATACATTCAGAGAAATGCGACAAGAGGGAGCGTTGGTAGTTAAATCTAACAACGGTTCAGACAACAAGGCTGATGTTGATGTAATGACGAGTGAGCTTAATCAGACAGAGGGGCAAGTGGTTTTCACTGACCTCTTTGAAAGATTTTTAAGCATTCAAGGCCTTGCAAATCGTCAGGGCAATACAGGCGGTGATACCGGTTCTGCTGTAGAATTAAGAAACGGACATTACGATGCCGGACTTAGGACAGCTATTAATGAGCCCATTCTCAAGAAATCAGAGAGAATGGCGCTTAGGCTTATTCTTAACAGGCTGAGAATTAATAAAGGCTTTACGCTTATGCCTAGTGATGTTGAGATACACATTAATCATAATAAGCTAGATAACATGCTTGTTAAGGCAGAGGTGCTTGAAATATTACTTAGGTGCGGTATCAATTACAAGAGAGCTGTCAAGACGATTGACATGTTTAGCGACCCTGAACAAGTTACTCTTGAAAGTGCTAAACGCATGGAAATGTTATTCCCGGAAGAACAGCCAACAACAGCTACACCTAACAATAATAACGATGATAAGAACAATGGAAAGACAGCCGATGAATAATTGGCTGTCAATTTATTTTGGAGCTTGATATGGCAGACGAAATCCACGCACTTAACAAAAATGAAATACAAGACATAGATTACGAAACATATTTTGGTGAGATGGATTTATCTGACGAGGAAAAGGAAGATAGAAAAAAGCTTGCTGAAAAGTTTGAAAAAATCTTTGTTATGCTATTTGCCTTGTTATCCGGCAAGGAAGAAACAGAGATAACAACAATCACAAAAGAATTTATTATCAGATATGAGAGCATTGCCACGCAGTACTGTAAAGCAAAGAAAACACCCTCATACATTACAGACTATGCCCGGTACATTGTGAATGAAGTAGTTGACGCTACCACGCAAAATACGGATGTGGAGTATTTTACTTCACAGAAGCGAGCAAAAAATGTAGCTGCGAATGAAGCTAATGCAGTCGGCAATTACAGATTGCAAACTGAAATGGTAAAACAAGGCTACAAAACAAAAGAGTGGCGTTCAAAAGAAGATTCACATGTCAGACCTACACATGCAGAAGTCGACAGAAAGAGAATTGATATTTTTGAGCCGTTTGAGGTTGGAAATTCACTGATGATGTTTCCAAAAGACCATTCGCTAGGCGCAGAGGTAAAAGAAATAGCAGGGTGTAGATGCAGTGTTAAATATTACAAATAATGAGCGAGGTATTAACAATGTTTAGAAAAATGAAAAGAACAATAATAGCGATGACTTGTGTGATTGCAATGGGGGTTTTTAATGTGGTGCCGGTATTTGCCTGTACACCACCGTTAAATCCGCCATCTGTTAAGATTCCGGATATCAACTTTGAGCCAGACGATACATTGAAAGAAGCCTTCGACAACGCCGCAAAAAAGTGGCTTGAGAAATGCATCCTCGGTACTCCTGTGGTGGAGTATGCATCGTATTACAAGAGTGCATCAAGGTATTTTAACTATGCAGTTTTTTCAGCAAATTGGAACAAAGTAGAAAATGCTACGTCTTATAAAGTTAAAGTTACAAAAGCAGATGGATCTTACAAAGAATTTGATACAACGTATACATCATTTTATGCAATGAATTATACAGATGAATTTTTCGCTGATGGAATGGATGATGCGACTGTAATGGTAAGAGCATACGGTGAAAATGGAACATTTAGTTTGTGGTCTAAAACAACCACTATTACTAGATTTAGATACTAGGAGGTGATAATATGGCCGGCCAGAGATTACCTATCTTAGTAAAAAGCAAAAGGATACTATAGTTAATTATTCACATTACCCACTCCAAACCACGGAGTGGGCATTTTTATGCTTAAAATTTCTATAATTCAATAACTGATATTAAATGAGCGACTACATCTTAATCGGTGCGGTTGCTCATTTTTTATACAAAATTTGCAGTTGTGCGTTAAACAACAGAAAAACTCGGCTGGTGCGACCAGCGATAACAAAAGCGTGAGTTACGGAGGTAATGAAATGACAAGAAATGATGTTTTGAAACTTTTTCCCGATGCAACGGATGAGCAGATAACAAATCTGCTTAACAAGAGCGGTGAGGAAATGGCAAGAGAGAAAGAGAAAGCCAATCAGTACAAGGCTAAAGCAGACAAAGCTGACGAGCTACAGACACAGCTTGACGAGCTACAGGCTGGCAACATGACGGAGCTTGAAAAGGCGAATAAAGCCTTAGATACAGCCAATCAGCGGATTGCCAAGCTACAGAAAGATAATGCTGTCAGAGATTTACGAGAGAGTGCAATGTCTGATTTTGGCATTACTGCCGAACAAGCAAAGACAGTAGTAAAAGAGGATGGCTCTTTTGACACAACATCACTTGGCAAGATTATTTCCGACATGAAAGCCAATGCGATAGCGGAGTATGAGAAAAATGCACTTAAAGATACTCCTAATCCAAACAATGGCGGTAAAAATGATGAACCCGACTCAAAGCCGGCAGATGTAGCCAATGCAGAACAAATCTCATTCGGCACAGTTGCAAGTACAGAGAGTCAAAACAGCTATGTAATTTAAAACAGGAGGTAGAACGATGGGAAAGCCAATCGTAAGAGACTTTACACAGGGTAAAGGAATTTTAAAATTTTTCCCTTATGAGGGTGCAGCGTGCCTTGTACCACAGACTATGGTAACAAGCGCAGATGGAAACGGAATGAAGATTGTACCGGCTGGTACACCATTCCCAAGCAATGATGCAGAGTGCAAGGGTTATCTGTTACACGATGTAGATGTAACAATGGGCGACGCACCTGGAACATATGTATATCAGGGAACTATTGATTGGGAGAAAGTTAAGTCGCTTTCAATCGCAGATGAAGCTAGAACTGCAACACCTAGAGTTACTTTCTATGGTGCACCAAAGATTGTAGCAAGTCAGGTTTAAAAGGAGGTAGAAGAACATGGCATTACCATTAGCAGAAGCATTTACAGCGAGAAGCCTCGGTGTAATGTGGGATAACTACAAAAAGACATTAGGAACTGCCCCTTATCTTGGCAGACAAAAATTCGGAACACGTAAACAGGACTCGCTCGACCTTAGATTTATCAAGGGCAAGAATGGACTGCCAGTATCACTCAAAGCTTCAAACTTTGACGCACAGGCAGAGTTAAGAGATGTTGGAGGCTTCTCTGACATTCAGAACTCAATGCCATTTTATCGTGAGTCTTATATGGTAACGGAGAAAGAGGAACAGGAGTATGACAATTACAGAACTTCTGAAAACTCTAGCCTTGCCAATAACGTATTACGTGAAATCTCAAAGAAACCAATGAACCTTATCGAGGGTGCATTAGTTGTGCCGGAGAGACAGATTTGGCAGTTACTTGCACCTACAGATGGTGTTCCAAGAATAAAGGTAACTATTGACAAAAAGCCATATTACATTGATTACCTTTCGGATAACGAGAAATCAGAGCATACAGCAAGCCATTACAAGACTTTTACAGGCACAAGCGCATGGGACAAGTCGGCTACAGCCACACCACTTGACGACCTTATTAAGACTAAAAGAGATTTCTCAAAGGCTACAGGCTACTCACTTACACGTTTTACCATGAATACAGAGACGTGGGAAATGGTGCTTAACGCGGAGGACACAAAGAAACAGGTACTCGGTATCACTGCTTACAATGGCGGTATCAGATTACAGCAAGGACAGGTTACTGAATACCTTAGAGGATATGGTATCGAGATTGAAGTATACGATAAGCTCTATGTTGACGAGTCAGGACAGACACAGTACTTTGTACCAACAGGCATTGTATCCGCACAGTCTGCCGGAGTATTCCTTGGCGATTACACATTCGGTAAGACTCCAGAGGAAAGAAGCGGAAGTATCACAGACGGAAACCTCTCACTTGTTGAGACAGGTGTATCTGTATACACATACGCTACAAATCATCCTATCAATACTCACTGTATCGTATCTATGATTGGATTACCTACATTCGAGGGTATGGATAGCGTTATGGTTCTCAAAGTTAAGGAGGATTAAGGCTTATGATAGCAACGCACTCTATAAAGCATGATGGAGTGTGGTATAAAGTCGGAGACGAGGTACCGGAAAGCAATAGCAATTCGGTGCCTTCTGATTTTATGAACCCACCTGAAACACCATACACAAAGACAGAAATTAACAGAATGTCAACAGCCGACCTAAAGAAGCTTGCGAGCGAAAATGGTATTGAAAATGCCACAGAAATAAATGGCAGCGACTTGAAGAAAATGTTAATTGAAAAGTTTGGATTATAAGGAGCTTGGCATGGAATACACCACATTAGAGCAAGTCAAAATCAGACTTAAACAATATCATATCGAAACTGTCACAAACGACGATTATACAACATCTGATGTGGTTGCATTCGATAAAAAAGAAGATAACCCACTCATTGAACAGCTCATTAGACAAGCCACGGAAGATGTAAAAGCAAAAAGGTGTTATCCGGACACTTTCACTGATGATGATATAACTGCCGATTTAAAGCAGTTTGAGAATGTCGTTATCAATCTCGCTGTCTACGACCATTCACAAGCTGGTGAGAACTATATGAGCGCATTGAGTGAGGGTGGAGTGAGCCGTACATGGAAAGACAGAGATAAGCTGTTTGTCGGAGTATTTCCTTTTGTCAAAGTACTATAAGCAAAAGAAGATTGTGCGTTACCATTTTACTAATGTCGGTAAAGTGGTAGCAGGCGGTACACATTAAGAGGTGGTGGGCGGTGTGCCAATTACTAAAGACGAAAGGCTGTAAGATGAATAATTTAATCTATCAGACATACATTATTGCCTTGCCAATTGTCCTGACAGCGCTTTTGGGTTATATTGTTTGGCTTTTACAAGAGCAGAAAAAGCAAAAAGCGATAGACACAAAAGAAAGAAACGAGCGCATTGAAGAGGAAAAGAAGCTACGACAAGCAAACGGAAAAGGTACAATGTTACTTTTACGAGTACAGCTTATCGAATACCACGATAAGTACATGAAGCTTGGCGAAATTCCCTCATATGCGTATCAGAATTTTTGCGAGATGTATGACGCATACCACGCACTCGGTGGTAATGGCATGGTGACAAAAATGAAAAATGAGATTGAGGAAATCCATTTAGGTAAAGGAGGTAAAAGCTGATGGACTTTACACAAGTACCTACAGTAGTTGCCATTATGGTAATTACTTATTTAATCGGATATGCTTCAAAGCAGATACCACAGGTTAAAGATAATGTTATTCCTATTATCGTAGGTGTAGCCGGTGGAGTGCTCGGTATTGTTGGAATGTTTGTAATTCCCGGTTATCCGGCAGACAACATTCTAGATGCAATAGCAGTTGGCATTGTGTCGGGCATGGCAAGTACCGGTGTTAATCAGATTTACAAGCAGATAAAGAAAAATGCTTGACATCAATAAGCAAGCCATGAAGTACGCGCTTCAAGATCAAACTGTCACAGTATATGACAAAGACGATGACGGAAATCCAAAGTTTTACGAAACAGAGGACGGAGAGAAGATATACTACACGCATGAAGAAGCAGGCTTTTCGGAGCCTGTTGATTTTCGAGCAAATATATCGTTTGACGGAGGCGAAGCACAGAACAAGGAATATGGCTTTAATACGGCTGATTTTGATGCTGTTTTGCTGACAGACAGAGGAGAATACCCTTTTAAAAAAGGTGACGTTATTTGGCTTGATAGCGAGCCTACGAAGAACGAAAACGGATTAGTTGATTCAACTTCCGCAGATTTTACAATAGTGGGAGTCAAGCCCTCTCTTTATTCAGTTAAATACATGCTCAAAGCAGTTGTGAAAGAAGTGTAATTATGAAGATTGACGTTTCTCTGACAGAAAAATCTATACAAGATGCGATAGACAAGCTTGAAAGGTATAAAGACCGCTTGCAGGACAAGTGCATAGCGTTTGTTGGAGAGCTTGCTAGTAATGGAATCGCTGTAGCACGAGCAAATACAGGCAATTTCGGGCACTATATTACATTTAGCTATGAAATTAAAGATACAACAGACGGCTGTACGGCTATTGTGCTTGCTACTGAAACAGGGCAGATACAAAGCACATGGCAGACGGCAGACGGACTTAAGACAGTTGATGTATCGCCTTTGCTTATGGCTGAATACGGCTCAGGTTGGAGAGCTAAGCCACACTTCAATGATACAAGAGGCGGTCAAGGAACTTTTCCGGGGCAAACACACGCATTTGATAGCGAGGGTTGGTATTGGAGAGACGAAAGCGGAGAATTACACCATTCATACGGCATTACACCTACAATGCCGATGTATCACGCGTTTGTAGAAATGGAAAACGACATTATGAGAACGGCACGGAAAATTTTTAGTTGAGGTGAGATAAAGTGGCGAGTCAAAATCAATGGGTTTATGACCTTGAAAATCTCACATATGCGATTGTGAAAACCCGATGTGAGAAAAAATTGAAAACTAAATATCCCAAGCTAAAATTCACGCAAGAGGAACAGTCGGACAGTGCAACGGCTAGTTTCCCGACAGTGCTAGTTCAAGCACTCGAACCTATAGAACAGAATGAGGATTTAGAGTGCGAAAGAATAAATACAGTGTTATTTACGGCACAAGTAATTGTTACAACGAATAAAAGCCGTTCAGAAGCCTTGAATGTGGCACAGACAGTGGCTAATGAATACAAAGCTATGTCATTCAAGCTGGCACCAGCCCCATTCGCTAGAAAAAACGGCAAAATATGGACTGCAACATTACGTGCTAGGCGGTCATTCGATTGGAATGATAGATTATAAGAGCCTTTTGGCTCTTATTTTTTTATGAAAAATTAGGAGGTAATACAAATGGCAACAGGATTAAAAAGTAGAATTGCTTACAAGGCACCAAGCTCATCCGTCACAAGTGGCGATTATTGGGCTGGAACTTACAAGCTCTTACTTAGAGCAAAAACAATTCCCTCACCATTCGGCTCACAGAACATGGTATCTACTTCGACTCTTGAGGATTTAGTAGAGACACAGGAAATGGGTAGACGTTCAGCCGGTTCTATGGAAGTTGAGGGAGCTTTTGAGAAGAAGTACAAAGACGAGATGGTAACTAACGAGGGCAAGAAGCTCGATTTTATCATTCTCTATGGTACAGACGGAAAAGGTTCAGAGGGTATCTGCGCTTTTATCGGTCAAGAGTCATTCGCCCCAGGTGAGGCATCTGATGACCACTTAACAGGAACTGCGACTGTATCAGTTCAGACAGTGCCTAAGTGGATTGAGGATAACTACGATGTTGCGGTAACAGAAGATGACCAAGGTTATCCAACAGCAATCACACTCACAAAAAAATCATGAGCCAATCGAAAAAAGCCGTAGCGGTTGGCTATGATGATAGCACGGCTGACAGCGAACTTGAAGATACAATATAGTAAGGCAATCGAGGCAGTTTTAATACTGCCTCTTTCCCTATATAAATTAGGGAGAAAGGGAAAGATAAAATGAAAATTAAATTAAATGGAAAAGAATATACAGTTAAATTCGGATATGCACCGGTAGTTAAGAATAAGATTATTCCAAGGCTTGTAGGAATGAAACAACAGGGCGAGGAGCTTGAAGTCATTGACAACATGCTTGAATTTTTACCGGAGTTTTTACTTGTAGGTTTGCAGAAATTCCATGCTGACGAATTTGGCTTTGAATTTGATGATAAAGAAGCAAAAGAGAAACAGCTTGTAAAGGTATACGATTTACTTGACGATTACCTTGACCCGGAGAATGAAGAGGGTGGAGATTTACAGTCACTCTACAATGATTTGTCGGCTGAAATGGAGAAAAACAGTTTTTTATCGAAGATGCTGGCGAAAGAGGTACAGACAGCCAAGAAGAAACCAATCAAGAAGTAAAAGAGCTTACATGGGAAGTGTATTGCAATGAAATCCGCCCATATTGGCTTTTGGCAACTAAAGGCTATGGATTTAGCGTTGAGGACATAGATATGTCTTGTCCGGCTGATTTAGAGCCTTATTCAAAGGCTTATGTGCTCGAGCAAAAAGAAGCTGACTCTAACATGTGGGCTTGGTGGGGCACATACGGAATGAGCGCAACTCTTACAGCTATCGACAGAGCATTGAATGGCAATAAAGCAAGAGCAAAATACATTGAGAAATCATTAAATGAGCAGTACTCAGAAGATAACGAGCCTAAATACAAGGAGTCTAATGAGGAAATTGCCGTTTATGAAATGAAGCAACGAATTAACGCATTAAGACAGTCAGGATTACCTGAAAGTCCTGATTAATGAGGTGAAAATATGGCATATAAAGGAATTGACGTATCGTCATATCAAGGAAATATTGATTGGAGTAAGGTTAAGTGGGCTGGGGTGCAATTTGCAATCCTAAAAATAATCCGTAGAGACCTTAATCCGGATAAAACCTTTGAGCAAAATTGGAAAGGCTGTACCGATGTAGGAATGCCGATACAAGGTGTTTATAACTACTCATACGCTACAACAGCAGGCAAGGCAAAGGCAGACGCACAAAGAGTGATTGAAGTACTTGCCGGAAGAAAAACTTTCGTTTGGTTAGATGCTGAGGATAAATGTCAGCAAGGGCTTGGACAGACACTTATTGACATAATTAACGCATATCAGAGTGTTATCAAGAGTGCCGGGCTTAACTTTGGTGTATACACAGGGCTTAGCTTTTATAATCAGTATATTGCGCCATACGCAAATCAGATTAACTGTCCGTTTTGGATAGCGCGTTATCCATCAACTAAGGGAATATCTATCGGTGATGAGCCTAATAGTGCAAAGAAGCCTGTTATTCAACATTCTCTGTATGGCTGGCAGTATTCGAGCGCATTTACCTGTAGCGGCCTGAATAACAGCACAGATGCTAACTTACTATACATTGAGCTTAATAAGGGTGATGGAATAGAGAATAGTTCGGCACCAATAGCAACTCCGGTAAAGAATAACGCTTGGAAAGGCAATGAGGAATATTACCTCGATAATGATGATGTAAGAAAATGGCAACATGCTATGAACATCGGATTTGACACAGACGAACTTAAGGAAGATGGCAGATTTGGAGTTAATTCACAGAGATTTGCTAAAAATCACAATTTGTGGAGCGGTCAGAGACATAACTGCCCGACAGCCATTAAGTGGCTAAGAAAAACTCTGCATGACAAGTATCATTTTTATAAACTTGATACTGATTATAAAGAGTGGAGTGACTACCTCACTAAATGTGTCATGGTATTTCAGAAGAATAGGGGGCTTAAGCAAGATGGCTATGTTGGGTTGATTACAACATACTATCTGCTCAAAGGATAAATACATGAGAGCTACTTTAGGGTAGCTCTTTTTTATTATAGGGAGGTGAGAAAATGGCAGAGAGCATTGAGCTTCAAATCAAGTCGGACGCACAGCAAGCGACAAAAGCCATAGGCAATTTACAAAGTAAGTTGCAAGGACTTGGAAGTACTCTCAATTCCCTCAATGGTGCAAGCATAAGCAATTTTGCGAGCGGAATGTCACAACTTGCAACATCACTTAGAAGTGTGAGCAGTATTGACACACGTACATTTAGCAAGATTGCAACTAACATGGAAAAGCTTGGCAACCTTGATACTGCAAGACTTGTCAGCTCGGCAAGTGCTTTAAAGAGCATGGCAACAGAATTGTCAGGCTTTGCAAATATCTCAAAGCAATCAGCAGAGATTACACAGCTAACAGCTTCAATCTCAAGGCTCGGCTCAAAATCAGCCGGGTATGCTGCGGATAACATCAGAAACCTCGGCAGCGCCTTGAAAGAGGTAATGACAACATTATCTAGCGCACCGAGAGTCAGCAACAACATTATTCAAATGACTAATGCACTTGCTAATCTGTCACAGCAAGGCGCAAAAGTTGGCTCGGCTAGTAGGTCACTTGTAACAGGCTTTTCAAACACAACTAAGTCAATTAAGAGTACAAGAAGCGGATTCAGGGGCTTAGCTTCAACTATCGGTAAGTTTTATGCAACTTATTGGTTAGTCATGCGAGCTGTAGGAAAGCTAGGCAGTGCAGTTGATTTAGCGAGCCAATTAACAGAGGTTCAAAACGTAGTAGATACCACGTTTGGCGATATGGCAAGCAAGGTTGATGACTTCACAAAGACATCAATTCAAGACTTTGGAATGTCAGAGCTGACAGTCAAACAAATATCAAGCCGTTTCCAAGCACTAGGTACTTCTATAGGTATTTCGTCAGAGCAAGTGGCAAATGGTACGGCAGTGGCAAATAAAGCTCTTATGAGTCAAAATAACACGCTATACAAGACTACAGACAGTATGGCTGATATGTCGCTTAATCTTACAAGATTAGCGGGCGATATGGCTTCGTTCTACGATGTAGACCAAGCTGATGTTGCAAAGAGCTTACAATCCATTTTTTCGGGAACAATCGCACCATTAAGGAGATACGGACTTGATTTAACACAAGCCACACTTTCAGAGTGGGCTATGAAAAACGGGCTTGACGCAAATATTAAATCCATGACGCAAGCTGAAAAGGTATTGCTAAGATATAATTATGTCATGGCTAACACGCAAGCTGCGCAAGGTGATTTTGCTAAAACTGCCAACACTTGGGCTAACAGTGTAAGAGTACTTAAGCAAGAGTTCCAAGCATGGGGCAGTATTATAGGTAGCGTAGTAATCAATGCTTTAAAGCCGTTTGTTCAAGCCTTAAGTAAAGTAATGCTCAAGGTTATCAGCTTTACAAAAACTGTAGCTGACGCACTCGGAGCAATCTTCGGTTGGACTATCGAGATAAGCGGTGGCGGTGCTACTGTTGACGGCATGGAGGACATAGCTGACGGAGTTGGCGATATTGGTGATAACGCTGATAGCTCTAATAAGAAAGCACAAAAACTGAAAAAGACATTGCTTAGCATAGACGAGATACACGCACTTGACGATAACAGCGATAGTGGCAGTGGCGGAGGCTCAGGCAGTGGTGGCTCAGGTGGCGGTGGAGTTGGCAGTGGAGTTGATAGCTCACTGAAAAAGACCGATGGATTGCTCGAAAAATACAAATCATCAATCAAAGACCTTTACTCGCTCGGAAAGTACATCGGTGACGCTCTAGCGAGTGCTATGGAGAGCATTGATTGGAAAAAGATTTATCAGAAAGCTGACAATTTTGGAAAAGGACTTGCAGATTTCCTGAATGGTTTAATCAGCCCAAGGCTCTTTTATGATTTGGGTGCAACAATAGCAGGTTCGCTGAACACAGCTTTGCATTTTCTCAATTCATTCGGCACAACATTCGACTGGACTAATTTTGGCTTGTCGATTGCTAACGGCATTAATGGATTTTTTGAAAATTTTGATTTTGCGTTACTAGCAAAAACTATTAACGCATGGGTACAAGGAATATACGCCATGCTAACCACGGCAATTAAAAATGTGTCGTGGAAAGACGTACTCAAAGGAATTACGGACTTTTTAAGCAATTTGGACATCAAAACTGTTGAAATAATAGTTGGCACATTGCTGATAAAAAAGATAATTTCACTAAAATTAGGTTCAGTGGCACTCGCTTTTATTGGAAAATCATTATCAAAAGCGATAGCACAGGCAATAGCTTCAAAAATTGGATTTGAGCTTGTAGAAGGAGCTGGCATTGGAACAGCGATAATGCAAGCATTTAAAACCATTTTTGCCTCATTGTCAACAAATCTCGGACTACTTATAGAAGGACTATTCAGTGGTTTAAGTTTGGGCGATGCAATAACGGCTGCATTCGGAACGGGGGCAGCAGACCTATTAGCAACAATCGGCTCTGCTTTTTCGGCAATAGCCGGAACAATTTTATCTATTGTAAATTTTGTCAAAATGTTAAAAGACGGATTTAGCTGGGTAAATGAGATTTTAATGGTGATAGGTGTTGCATTAGCCACAATTGGAGCAATATTAGCTGGTGTGGCAGCATTGCCGGCGGTAATTGTTGGAGCAATAGTGGCGGCAGTATCAACAATCGTTGTTTTAGTAAAAGATAATTGGAACACAATTTGTGAACTATTTTCAACGGTTGGCGATTGGTTCAATGGAAATGTCATTGAGCCTGTAGTTTCGTTTTTTAAAGATATGTGGAAAACCATAAGTGGCTTTTTCGGTTCTCTATGGAAAGACATAGTAACTGTGTGGCAAGGAGCTTCGAAATGGTTTAGTTCCACAGTAATTGAGCCGATAGTTGGCTTTTTTAAAGGCTTTGCTACACGAGCGCAACAGATTTTTCAAGGTGTTTGGATAATAATTCAAGCAATTTGGATAGTAGCTTCAAGCTGGTTTAATAATAATGTGATTACTCCAATTTCAAATCTGTTTAACTTTTTAAAAACACTTATACAGACAACGATACAGACAGCAAAAGATTTTGTATTTTCAACATGGCAAGGGGTGGCAAGTTGGTTTAGCGGTACAGTAATACAACCGATTTCAAACTTTTTTAATATGTTGAAAGCTGGTATAACATCGGCACTTAGCACAGCAAAGAACTTTGTTATATCTACTTGGCAAAGCGTGGCGGGTTGGTTTAATGGCAATGTTATTTCACCTATCACAAACTGCTTTAATATTATGAAAAACGGAATTACAAACGCGTTTAATTATGTGTGGAGTTCAATAAGAGGTGGTGTCACAGGGGCTATGAACTACGTTATTTCAAAAATAGAGAATGGTGTTAATTTTGTTGTTAGCGGAATTAACTCTTTATTAAGAGGATTTAACAAAGTTGTTTCTATGGCTGCTAAGGTGGCTGGTGCAAATTGGAACGGAGTATCGTTAGTCCCGAAAGTGCATATTCCAAGGCTTGCTAGTGGCGGAATTTTCCCAAGGGGAGAGGACGGCATGGCTTTCATCAATCACAATGAGTTAGTCGGTAAATTCTCAAACGGCAAAAACGTAGTTGCAAATAACCAACAAATCACCGAGGGAATTAAACAGGCTGTCATGGAGGGCATGGCACAAGTAATGATGAACTATAATGCCGGTGGAAACCCTGCGCCTATCATTGAAAATGTGTTTAAGTGTGACAGCGAAACCCTCTATCGCATGACACAGGTAGGCAAGGCAAAGCATGGACAACGATATATTGTAGCAAATGAATTTGGCTAAGACACTCACCCTTGCGTGGGTGTCTTTTTACGAGGTAACAATATGGCAATGATGTTAGTAGACGGAGTGGAATTACCTACTCCGTCAACTTTTGAATGGGGCATGATTGACGTGTCTGCAAGCGACAGTGGACGTACGCAGGACGCTCAAATGCATAAAAACAGAATAGCGCAGAAACGACAGCTTAAATTGTCATGGAGTGGTACAGATACGGCTAGGACGGCAAAGATACTTCAAATGGTAAACCCCGAATATATCAGAGTGACATATCCTGACGCTATGAGTGGCACTGATGAAACACGTACATTCTATGTAGGCGATAGAAGCGCACCTATCAAGATATGGACTATCAACAATAAGAGGTACGAGACATTGAGCTTTGACCTCATAGAAGTATAAGGCGGTGATTAAATGCTTAACGTATCGGCTAAGTGGCAAAGAGCAGTAATGCTCGATAATAATATAAACGTAAATTGTTTTGCTGACATAGTTACGGCAAGCGGTGAAAAAATACCTATTAGTGATAGTGAGCTGTGGGCGAATGGCTTCGAGGTCAATGACTCAACATCGAGCAATGGCACTTTCACAATCGGGGCTTTGGTTGCCGGAAAACTGAAAATTAAGCTGAATAACATTTATGAAGATTACAGCAAGTATGATTTTGATAAGGCAAGTGTAACAGCATATGTTTCAAAAAGCTTTTCTGATGGCACAACCGAAAAACTAAAAATCGGTGAGTATAGAGTTAGCGAAACAAGCTATGACGGCTCACTCATAACGCTTACTTGCCTTGACAATATTAATAATTTCAATCGCGAGTATGACAGCAATTTAAGCTACCCTACGACAGCATATGAGGTAGTCAGAGACGCTTGCATTAAGTGTGATGTACCTTTTACTATGGCGAGATTTGACAACTCTGATTACGTGATTAACGAGATACCAAGTAATAATCAAAAACTCACATATGGACAGGCGATAGCCTACATCTTGCAGTTAAGCGGATTATGGGGCAAGTGCGGTCACGATGGCGAATTGCTTATCGGTTGGTATGATATGAGTCAGTTTGGGAGCCAAAATTACAATGGTGGAACTTTTAGCACTACCACTACACCATATTCTGACGGAGATACACTGAATGGTGGAAATTTCACCGACTATTCAAGTGGAGATAGCGTTGATGGTGGAACATTTACAGAAGCAAGAAATTACCACAATGTTTACACACAAAAAGACTTGAATGTTGCAACCGATGATGTTGTGATTACAGGTGTTAAAGTTATTGTGACATCGAAAGAGGACAAGACAAAAGATGTTAATGTACTTGCTGGAAAAGAGGGATATGTAGTCTCAATCTCTGATAATCCGTTTATTTCGGCAGACAAGGCACAGACAGTTGCAGATTATATTTTTAAAAAAATCGGTGGCATGAGGTTCAGACCTCTTGACGCTACACTCTTGTCAAACCCACTGATTGAGAGTGGAGATGTGGCGCTTGTGACAGATCGCAAGCAGAATACCTATAGCTGTTTTATTTCCAACCGAACATTTACAGTTGGAAGTGGCACAAAAATTTCTTGTGACGCTGAAAATGCTTCAAGAAATAGTGCTGATAAATTCAGTAGTGAGACAAAGGCTGTCGTACAAGCTAGGGAAGTTGCGCAGGCACAACTAAGTGTATATGATAAGCAAATGCAATTGCTGACACAGCTAATGTCTCAATCGCTCGGACTTTTTAAGACTGAACAGGTGCAAGAGGACGGCTCAATTATTTACATTATGCACAATAAAGCCGACCTTAAATCGAGCAATATACAATGGAAAATGACGGCTAATGGCATGGCTGTATCAAGTGACTATGGTAAAACGTGGAATGCCGGAGTTGACAAAGACGGAAACGCTATTTTCAATATTATGTCGGCTATCGGCATTAATTTTGACTGGGCGCATGGTGGAACACTTACTTTAGGCGGGGAAAACAATGTAAGTGGTGTGCAGTATGTTAAGGATGCAAAAGGTAAAACACTGGTCACCCTTGACAATAGGGGCTTGACACTTGATAGCAGTGTGAAAATTGCTTGGGATAATGTGGCTGACACTACTGCTAAAGTCACTCAAATAACCAAAGACACAGTGACTACAAGCTATGTAAATGCACTTGATGTTAAGGCTGGTTCAGTTGACGCAGAGGACATCACAGGAACAACAATTACTGGCAAGAATATTGTTGGCGGAACAATTGATATTGGAAATGGAGCGTTTGCAGTTGACAATGATGGAAAAGTAACCGCTTCAAATTTTAATATGTCCGGTGGGCGTATTGCACTGGACGGAAATTTAAGTAATTCAACGATTGATTTAACAGCTACTGACAATTCAGGAAACAATTATGAGCTTTGGATGAATGGTGCGGTCTTGCGAATTGTTAAAAATGGTGAGAATTTGATTACACTTTATGGAGCCACAGGCTCTATAGGTGCACAGACAATGTATGCTCAAGAGATACAATCTGATAAATTCAGAGAACCCGCTAGAGGATATGCGATGTGCGGTGATTCAACAGCACATACATACCATTGTTATTGGAGTGGCAGTGCCTTGGGTTTCCAAGTTGATGATACTTGGGTATGGAGTTCGTCAGATAAACGCTTAAAAAAGAATATTAAAGCAATTAATCAAGATTATATTGATGCAGTAGGCTCGGTTGATTTATTTCAATACAATCTTAATAGACAAGGATATTCAGACAAGCCGTTATATTTTGGAGCAATGGCACAGGATATAATCGAGAACCTTAAAGATAAAGGACATGTCAATGAAAATCTTGATATGATTTTCCAAAACAAAGCAACATCGGATGATGATACATTGTACTACGGCATGAACTATGAGCAATTTTTAATCTTAAGACTTGCTGGAGACGAGCAGAAGATTGATAAAATGCAAAAACACATAGATGAATTGGAAGATAAGTTTTCAAGATTGTGTCAGAAATTAGGCATTGACGAAAGCGAGGTATAGCTTATGGCAATTCAAATGAGACGAGGGGCATACGCGGAGTTTGACCCCTTAAAAATGAAAGCTGGAGAATGGGCAGTATCGACCGACTCCGACACAAAAAAACAGCAGATATGGATGTGTTTTGCACCCGGAATAGTTAAGCGAATGGGAACTGTTGAGGATTTTGACACTGAAATTCAAAGACTTATTCAGAATTATCTTGACGGCATGGCTCAATCCGTATCACAAGCTCAAAAATCAGCAGAACTTGCCACAAGCAAAGCTCAAGAATCAGCTAATTCTGCAAGCAATGCTAAAGAAAGCGAAATAAAAGCCAAGGCTTCTGAAACTAATGCTAAGACAAGCGAGACTAGCTCTGCTAAGAGCGAGTCGGAAGCGCAAAAGTACGCAGAACAAGCCAAAGAAATATCTGAGAGCTTAAGTGGAGCATTAAGGCCTCTTGGAACAATTAACTTTGCCGACTTACCGAACACAGCGAATGCTACTTCCGGTGATATGTACAATATAGCCGACCAATTTACTACGACCACAGATTTTAAAGAGGGGGCTGGTAATATAATCCCCTCCGGCAGTAATGTATATCTGACAATCGACAGATATTGGGATGTGTTAGCTGGCACACCGGTTACAGGAGTAAAAGGTGCAAAAGAAGTATATTATCGCAGAGGAAATGTAAACATAACCCCTACCAATATCGGAGCGGTTGCAGAAGATGGAAATATAAGCGATACAACAGTTACTTTTACCGATGCAACAACTAGAGTAAATCTTGTTTCTGACGAAAAAGTGTCGGTCGGCTTCAAGAAAATTAAGAAGTGGTTCGCTGATTTGAAAAGCTTTGCTTTTAAAGATTTAGCGAACAATCTCACGACTACTACCACTGGCAGTGCATTAGATGCGAGCCAAGGTAAGATTTTGAATGACAAATATGGTGAATTAAACCAGAGTTTAGGCAATTTAAAGACGGATTTTAAAATTAATTTAGATGGTATAAAAATTAAAGCTGGCACTATAGTAAAAGAAGTGAAATCGGGTAATAATTCATTTGTGTTATTTACCTTAGAACAAGTCAAAAACATGTTTGGGTTAGAAAGTTTCTCTGTTGATGATATTGCTATATTAATAAGTAATGGTGACGGAAAGGCTTTTCCTTCTCACTTAGAAGGTGTAAGTATGTTAAATAATAATTGGTATGTAGTTTTTAAAGATATAGTACAAAGGGATATGAGTTGTAGAGTTCAATATGTAATATTTTATTGGGGGAATTAATTATGTAGTAATATATCTATTCTTTACAATCCCTATTGTCAATATTCGACAAAATAAAACACTTTAAAGTGCTACAGTAATGATGTTCTCAAATAAGAGAACTCTTCAAGTTTCGGTAGGGCGGTGGATTTTTCTGCCGTCCTTATTGACGTTTAAAAACAAATGTTCTATAATTGATGTATCGGAGGTGGCATTGTATGGGATATAAGGATGAAATAATTAAAATGATTGAGGGCTTGGAAGATAAAGACCTGTTATTGTACTTGTACATATTTATTAAAGGAAAAATAGAGGCAGAGTAAAAACTCTGCCTTGTGGTTATATTTTCTTTTCCCAAACGTTACCGCACTTTGAACACACAAACTTTGTTTTGCCGTTCTTGCCTTTAATTCCGGTAGCAGTACCGACAACGGCACCGACAGGTCCGAAGAGACCACCTACTGTGTTGCCAACAAGCGCTTTACCGAATGAGAATTTTTTCTTGGTATCAACAGGTATGCCAACACCATCACAACCCCATTTAGGACATTTAACAGTTTTACTCATAATAAAATACCACCTTTCTTATTAATTTAATTTATTTTGAGTATTTTCATACATCATATCTATTAAATTCATAATATTTTCTTGCTCTTTATCCGACAATTTAGATAATTTCAACGCGTAGTCCTTGATTTTGCTATCCATTTTTGACAGAGCCAAGTCTTTTGTTGCCTCCTCGACAACTGAATGGTGCTCTTTTCCGGTAACTAAATAATCAAGTGAACAATCAAGACATTCTGCGATTTTTACCAACTTAAATAATTTTGGACTGCTTTTTCCCTTTTTCCAATCTGAAAAAGTACTTTTAGGAAAACCGCCATATTTAGCCACTTCTGAATCATTTAACCCTTTTGAGTCTCTTAATTTACAATATCTTTCGTACATAGAAAATCTCCTTTAAAAAAAGTTGTGATTTCTCAACATTTGGGGTTGACAAATAAGACTTCCTAATGTAGAATGGAAAAAGAAGTTAGGAAATCTCAACTCAATAAAAAATAAAATTGAGAAAATAATATTATGTTTCTGGACAATTCATAGTATACACGATTTTCTAATTTTTATCAAGGCTTAGTTAGGATTTTTGAACTAAAAGCAAAAACTGTTAGCGTACTATCTCTAACAGCCGTTGCCTTATATGGCACTTTTTATAGCAACGGATTTCCTAACTATTGTCAAGAAAGGAGATGGGAAATTGAATAAGAAAAAACGACAGGCAAGCTTCAAAAAACTTGACACGCTCATAAAAGCTAGAAACGTTTCGTTTTACAAACTGTCGGAGGAACTCGGAATGGCACGAAGTACTTTTTCGGATTGGAAGTCAGGAAAATCAATGCCAAAAACAGACAAGCTAATTAAGATTGCTAATTATTTTGGCGTAGAAGTTTCTTATTTTATTGAGTAGAAAGGAGAAAACATGAACGATTTACAAATTTTCAACAATGAAAAATTTGGAGAAATTAGAACTATTACTAAAGACAATAAGACATATTTTGCCGGAAGTGATGTTGCAAAAGCGTTGGGATATGCAATACCTCATAAGGCAGTGCAAACTCATTGCAAGGGGGTTCTAAAATGGAACATCCCTACCAATAGTGGAAATCAAGATGTTTTATTCATAACAGAGGGCGATATTTACCGACTTATTATGAAATCAAAATTGCCTAGCGCAGAGGAATTTGAGCGGTGGGTAATGGATGAGGTACTTCCGTCAATCAGAAAAACAGGCAGTTATGGTATGCCAAAGACAACAGGCGGTCAGATACAGCTTTTAGCACAGGGCTATACAGAATTAGAGCAGAAAGTAAACGACATAAAAGATGATGTGAGCGAGCTTAAGGAAAACGTACCACTTTATAGTTGCGATATTGACGAGATACAACAGCACGTTAAGCGCAGAGTTGTAAATATCCTTGGTGGCAAGCAGAGCGAAGCATACAGGGATAACAGTATCAGGCATAAGACATTTTCTGACATATGGACGCAGTTAAAGCGTGAGTATGGTTGTGTATCTACTTATAAGAGTATCAAGAGGAAGTATATAGACGATGTGCATGAGTTTATTGATTGCTATGTCGCGCCTAAGTATCTTGATGAGCTTATTCAGGATGCAAACGCTCAACAGAGTTTTGCATAGTGAGGTGATTGTATGAGGAAAAGAACTTTAAAACAGAAATTTTACACCGGCTGTGGCTATTCGATTTTCGGAGCATTAGCTTTTACATTTTTCCTTGGATTATCGGTGGCATACGGAATTAAGACAGCGAGTATTATCGTTGGAGCAATCGTAACAGTATTTTGGCTGATATTGATTGCGACATGTCTCATAGAGGAGGGCGAACCGCATGAGAAGAAAAAGGATATTGATGTTATCGACTTTAATAATTGGAACTATGACCTTAAAGCCAATAGCAACGAAAGCAGATAGCAAAGTTGAGCTGACAGCCGGAGTTACTTCCTATATTAATAGTGTAATGCTTGGAAAGATTGAGCCGACAGTAATTCAGAATGAGCCGGTTGTAGTTGAGCAGACCTATGAGGAGCCAACAGTTCCGACTTGCCGTAAGAAATACAGTTGTAGCCGATTTAAGAAGCTAGGGCGAGTCCGATATGGCGATTACACTTATACGTGGTACTCACAGAGAGTGTTACCCGGTGGTGGACTTAATATACCGGGCAGACATCTAAATGAGCGTGGGCTTGTAGTTGATGAAAACGAGTATGTAGTAATTGCAAGTGATGATTTACCACATGGAGTTGTGGTTGATACTCCTGTCGGCATACAAGGGATTGTATATGACGAAGGGAGCGGAAATGGAAACCTTGACATCTACTGCGATTGGTAGCCAATTGAAACGTCAGAGTGCTAACGATTACCTACAAGAATTATATCGAGCTAAACGGCATGAGGACAAATCATTTGACTTTCAAGCGTTATTAGATAAAGAAATGGAGAAACTAAATGAGCAGTGTAAGACGAATAAGGCTAGGTGATACAAGATACAGATTGAAGCCATTAACAAGAGAGCAGAAGCTATTGCTCAACAAGGCTCATTACGTGCCGAGTGAGTGGCTTTTTGTATCGGAGTCGGACTCATACTTAAGAGTAGTGAAGAAATCGAGCCTACACGGAAATTTGATTTTAAAAACCATAAACAAATAGAAAGAGAGGAAACGCAATGAAGATTACACACATTTTTGCACAGAATTTTTGTAAATTCTATGGCAAAAACACATTAGACACAGATTTTTCAATGAAAACTGTATTGTCCGGTCAGAATGAAGTCGGCAAATCAACAGTTAAGAGAATTATTCTTGATGTGCTGAATTGCCATGACGAGAACGACAGAGAGATTACAGGCATAAGACCGCATGATGAAAACGGAGTCGAGATTGACGATGTTGACATTGTAAGAGCTGTTACCTTTGAGATTGACGGAAAAAGAAAAATTCTGAAAAAGGTTACAAGGCAGAAACGCAACAAAAAAGGTGAGATTACAGGCAGTGTTACTGATTACTCAATCAATGATGTGCCTTACAAAATGGCTGACTACAATCAGTACATCAACGACAACATGGCAGAACTTGGAGTATTACCATTCTGCTTAAATGCCATGACATTGCTTAACAAGTCACAGGCAGAGCAGAGATTAGCACTTGCAAGCTATTTTGGTACACGTACTGATGAAGAAATCTGCGATATGTTTCCACAGTTTGCTGAACTTAAGCCGATGTTTGACGATGGGGATGTAGACCAGCTCAAAAAAGTATGCCGTGGCAAGCTAAACGGCACAGGCGGTAGGAATGGCTCAAAAGGACTTGTCAAGGAAAGAGACGAAATCTCAACAAGGATTGATACAATTCATTCTACCAATGAGTATACAGACCTTGCAGAGCTTGAATTGCAGAAGAAAACATACGAGCCACAGCTTAAGGAAATTGAAGATAAGCTGTCCGACTACAATAAGATTTTAGAGGATAAGCAGAAAGCCACAGAGGACATTATGAGCCTTAAGTTTGAGCTTTCAGACATGGAGAGAAAAGCCAATGCTGACAATCAGAAAAAGCGCATGGAGCTACAGTTACAGATTGATGGCTTCGATGCTTCGATTCACAAAACAGAGTCAATGATAAGAGCCGGAAAGACTAGCATTAAAACCTCTGAAAGAGAGATTGAAGATTGCGCAAGAGACTTAGAAAAGGTACGCGCCGAGTGGAGAAAAACAAAAGAGCTTGCCTTTGATGAAAGCAGTGTTAATTGTCCGATGTGTGGTCAGAAGTTGCCGGAAGATAAGATAGAGAGCATGAGAAATGAGTTTGACGAGCGAAAAGCAAAGAACCTTAAAGAGCTTGAAGATAAGGGAAATGCACTATTAAATGATAGCAAGGGGTTTAAACAGGCTATCGAGGATAGGAAGAAAGAAATAGCTGACCTTGAAGCAGAACTTAAGGAGCTGACAGAAAGGCATGATATTGTTGCTAAAGAGCTTAGAAAAGTACCTACTGATGTTGATATGACAGACAACAGTGAGTATCAGGCATTTAAGGCTAAAATCGAGGAAAAAGAGAAAGCTCTTGCTGATGAAAACGATACATCAGAACTTATCAGAAAGCTTAAAAACGAGCGAAACGAACTGTTAAGGCAAGTTTCATCAGTTGACACAAAGATTGAGCTTGGTGTGGCAAATAACAAGCGTATAGACGATAGCATAGCTGACCTTGAAGATAAGAGAAAAGACCTCAATCAGGAGATTGCCGATTGGGAGAGAAAGCTTGACTTGCTGAAAGAGTTTACTCGCAAGAAGAATGAGCTTTTACAGGCTGATGTAAACAAATACCTTGAATTTGCTACAGCAAAACTTTTTAGACCGCTCTTAAATGGCGATACCGAGGAGTGCTGTGACTTCACTTACAATGGTGAAGCATACGCAAGAAATCTCAATCATGGTGCGAGAATGCTGACGGAAGTTGACATATGCCGGGCTTTTCAGAAAGTGGTAGGTGTTAATTTTCCAATTATCATTGATGATACAGAGAGCGTTGACGATTGGAGAATACCACAGATTGATAACCAGCTAATCTTGTTAAAACACACACAGGACAAAGAGCTTGTGATTAAGGCGGTGTGATATGAAATTATACTTTTACTTTTTGGATACTTATAGTAGGAATCCTAAAGGTTTATGCGTTGAGGAACGCGAAGCAGAAGAAAAGCCAAAGACGTATAAGGCTGTTGATGGAATTTTTCCAAACGGCTATGGTGCGGTAAGAAAAGATGATGTTGGGCGAATAACTGATTTTGACCGCATGTTTCTTACAGAACCTAACTTTGAATATGCAAAAGAGGTGTTCCGAAACAGGACAGAAAGAAGAATTGCAGACAAATTGAAAGAAATTAAGGAACTTACGGATGAATTAAAAATAATAAATGAAAGCGAGGAATAGAGATGATTAAAGCAAAAGACGGAGAAGTTACATTTAGAGGTACAAGAAGCAATATTATGGCAGAGGCAGTTACTGTTTTACGTGCGCTTAAAGAGGAACTTTCAGAGGAAGAGTACAAAATGGTAATTAGATTTGCTGATAAAAGCGAGGAACAGGTGAAAGATGAAGCCGAGAGAGCGAGAGAAACGCTCAAAAAGTTACTTGGATTATAGGAGGCATAGACATGAGTATTAAGGAGAGAAATTATTATATGGGCGGTAAAAAGCATACCGTAGAGCTTAAGTATGACGGATATATGTATACAGTTATATCTGACGGAGTTCTATTCAAGCAGACAGCCAATGAACTGTTTGCGGTTCAGGCTTTCAATGAGATTTAGGAGGATTAATTATGGCAGAGAATACACAGATAGTTGAGTATGAATCAAATGGGGAAATGGTAAAAATTTCTCCAACAATGATAAAAAGATACCTTGTAAGTGGCGGTGGCAATGTATCTGACGGAGAAGTAATGATGTTTATGTCATTATGCAGATACCAGCACTTAAATCCGTTTTTGAGAGAAGCATACCTTATTAAGTATGGAAGCAACGACCCAGCCACAATAGTTACTGGAAAAGACGTTTTTACAAAGAGAGCCAATGCAGACCCACGATATAAGGGAAAGAAAGCAGGAATTATTGTAATTAAAAAGGACGGAGCCGTTGAGGAACGAGAGGGAACAATGGTTTTACCTAACGAAACTATCGTAGGTGGCTGGGCGAAAATCTTTATTGACGGAAAAGAGGACGAGTATCAGTCAGTAGGCTTTGATGAGTACGCAGGAAGAAAAAAAGATGGTTCGCTTAACAGCCAATGGGCGAAAAAGCCAGCCACAATGATTAGAAAAGTAGCTGTTGTACAGGCCTTAAGAGAAGCATTTCCAGATAGATTTCAAGGTTTATATGCACAAGAGGAATTTCAAAATGTATCAGATGTAAAACTTGATACAGAAAAGGTTGTTGCTGATGAAATCAAAGAAAACGCAAATAGCGTAGATTTTGACGAGGACAACATAATTGATGTAGAACCGACCGACACAGCCGACAAGCAGTCAGAGGAGCTGCCGCCATTCATGCAGAGTGAGGAGGATTAAGTAATGCATCGACACGACTGGATTAAGTTTTGTAAGCATCATAAATGGGGCTATAAGTGCAAAATATGTGGGAAGTTTTGGAGACTATGAGAGTAATTTCACAGCATGGCAATGTTGATTTGCCTTATGAACAGATAGTTGTGTGCCACGCAATGGAGAGCGTTATAGCACTATACAATGGGGAGAAATATGTATTAGGCAAGTACTCTTCCAAAGAGAAATCGTATAAGGCTATGGAAATGCTAAGAAAAGCATGGATAAATGAAGCCATAGAATTTACGCATGGAATTTACCATAGAAATATTATTTTTCAGTTCCCACAGGATGATGAAATCGAGGTGTAAATATGAAACAAAATCCAATAATAATTGCGTGCGAATTGTGCGGGAAACCACAGCCAAAAGACGAATTACGTTCTAATGAAAATTGGAATGTTTATGACGCAAAAGCTGTTTGTGAGTGTGGTGGAAAATTCAAAATAATGTTAAGAGAAGACGCAGAAAAATTAAGGAAGTGATTTTATGAAGATTATTAAAGGCAAAGAAAAAGAATACAAGGATTGGTACGACAAGAATAGTGACGGATACAGCAGAGCTTGCTTCACTTATGCTGAAAGGTGGGCTGAACTGTTAGAAGCAGAAATTGACAAGAGCAATGATGTTATGAAGTGCTTTGTTGATAATGCAGACAGATTAAGCCATGAAGCAGACACAGAGGGCATAACAGGATTTATGTACGGATGTGCAGTTAGTATTCTTTCACAATGTTGGGAATACGGAGAGTATTTAAGAAAGTGGCATAACAAAAAGTATGACTATGACGGAGACGGAGCTGTAAATCCGGCAGTTATAACAGTAGGTGCGAAATGATGAAGCTTAAATGTATAGCAACAGGAAGTACAGGCAATACATATGCTCTAATTAGCAACACAGGAGAAATCCTATTACTTGATTTGGGTGTGTCAGAAAAGACTATCAAAAAGGGTATTGATTGGAAAATATCAAATGTTGTTGGAGCTGTAATTTCGCACGGGCACAAAGACCATTCATTATCGGTTGAAGATTTTAAGTTAATGGGAATACCGATTTATGCACCATATTTGAAGATTGATTATATGTCAATGAATATGGGCGAATTTACAGTAAAGCCTTTTGATTTAACAACAATAGACGGAAGTTGGACACATACAGACGCAAATGGTGAACCTTGCCCGATATACGGCTTTCTGATTACTCACAAGGAAATGGGAAGAATGCTTTATATAACCGATTGTGAGGTTGTCAAGTGGAAGTTTAGAGATATAAACCATATTCTCTTAGGCGTGAATTATGACAAGGATTTAATTGACAGGGATAACACAGGTAAAGCTAATCACGTTTTCAGAGGTCACTTATCCATTGACACAGCTTGCGATTTTGTTAAGGCAAATTATTCAGATAGCTTGCAGAACGTCATAATGTGCCATTTATCAAGTGAAAACGCCGATAGTGATAGTTTTATCGAGAAGATGAAGAAAGTTGCTTATGGGGCGAATGTAGATGTTGCAGAGCGCAACAAGGAATGGGTACTTGCTAATCCTAATGAGTGCCCTTTTTAGAAAGAAGATTATATGCCAAGAGTTTCTTTTGGACAGGAGGTGTGAATGAGAAACTTTTATAGCGGTATCAGTAATGATAAAACACAATTTTTGATAAATATGAATTGGTATAAGGACAATGATGTAGAGGCTTGTTTTAACCATAGTAAAATTTTTCATGGATTGCCTAAAAATTGCAGTATTGAAAAAAATGATTTTGAATTAGTATATTTAAAATTTGAATGGATTGGCAATACATATTACCCACAAGAAAGTGATAAAAGTGAAGGGCAACCAATTAGGGTATATAAAATCAAGATGTAAATAATAAATTCTGAAAAGGAAAAATATCCTAATGCAGAACAGAAATACAGATTTGAATTAGTAGAGAGTGAGGAAAAATAATGAACATTGTAACATTAATCGGCAGATTAACTAGGGACCCGGAGATTAGATATTCACAGGGAGAGAATGCAATGGCAATAGCAAGGTTTACACTTGCCGTTGACAAAAATTTTAAAAAGAAAGGTGATACGGCAAATTTCATTAACTGCGTGGCTTTTGGCAAAATTGCTGAAACAATAGAAAAGCATGTATTTAAAGGCTCAAAGATAGCAGTTATCGGTGAGTGGACTACAGGCAGTTACAAGAATAGAGACGGAAACACAGTCTACACTAACGATTGCAATATATCTAAGTTGGAATTTTGTGACAGCAAAAATTCAAGTGGCAGCAGTGCAGAGCCACAGCCAAAACCCGATGATAGCTTTATGTCAATTCCTGATGGTATTGACGAGGAATTACCATTTAACTAAGAGTCGGTTGATTACAGGGCAGTCAATAACGGCTGTCCTAGGAAGGAAAAATAATGGATTATACAAATAAAATATTTGCAAATATTGCAAAGGATATGTCGGAGCAAAAAGATATTGCAGTTGTAAGAGCGTTTGTATTTCAGATTACAGAACTGCTACAGAAAAATGGCATTATGCCAATATGCACTGAAAGATACTTGAATATCAATTCTGATAAATCAAGTTACAGTATTATCAGAAAAATCAATATCTCATTCGATGAGCTTGATTGTACCGAGCATGACCAAAAAGTGAGAGAAGAAGCATACAGAGATTTTATCAAAGAATTTGAGAGAAGAGTTAATTCAAAAGATATATCTGAAAAACTCTTTGAAACTGAATGTATATTATTGGAGCGTGATAAGAATGAGATTGATTTACGTGGATAAACTAAAGGAGGATAAAACAATGTGTAGAAAAATAAAAAAAGCAATAATGGCGATGGCTTGTGTGATTGCAATGGGGGGTTTTAATGCGGTGCCGGTGTCGGCATGTACACCACCACTTAATCCGCCATCCATAGAGATTCCAGATATCAATTTTGAGCCTGATGGTGCTTTAAAAGATGCAATCGACAACTATGTAAAAAATTGGCTTGAGAAATGCATCCTCGATACTCCTGTGGTGGAGTATGCATCGTATTACAAGAGTGCATCAAGGTATTTTAACTACAGTCACGTAGTAGTCAAGTGGACGAAAGTTGAAAATGCAACGTCTTACAAAGTAAGAATTACAAAAGCCGATGGAACGTGGAAAGAATACGATACAACCTACACGGCGTTTTACAGCACTAATTACACAGATGATTTTATTGTTGATGGTATGGACGGAGCTACAGTAAGCGTCAAAGCTTATGGCGATAATGATACATTCGGGTATTGGTCAGATGATACTAATATTGCGAGATTCGGAAGCATATATCGAAAAGAGAATTAAACTCGAAATTCAAAACGCTATAAATGAGGTTGCTATGCAGACGGCAATTGATATTGTAAAGAGAGGTGGAAACATTGAATTATCAGAACATAGCAAGAGCCAAGGCGATAGAACAGGAGAATAAAAAGCGACTATTGAAGCTGAATCCAAAGCTGAATGACAGGAGTGGGATTTACTTCCTACTCCGAGAAGATGAAAACGGATTTAAGTATGCGTATGTCGGACAGGCAGTACATACACTTAGCAGATTAGCAAGCCACCTTGTAGGTTACGAACAGCACATAGACCTTAGCTTACGTAAACACAAGCTGTACGACAAAGAGAAAAATCCTTATGGTTGGCGAGTTGAATTTCTGAATTTCCCCGAAAGTCAGCTTGACGAGAAAGAAAAATACTACATCAAGCTATATGCTGATAAAGGCTATCAGCTTAGAAATGTCAGTTTAGGCGGTCAAGGAGAAAATCGAGCTAGTGGTTCAATAGGAGAAAGAAAAGCGCCTAAAGGCTATATGCAGGGCGTACAGCAAGGATATAAAAAAGCCTCAAAAGAAGTTGCGCATTTATTTGAATTGCACCTTGACTATAAGACTAAATCCGAACCTCCTAACAAAAACCAAGAAAAAGCACTGAATAAATTTTTGGAGTTTTTAAATTATTGCAAAGGAGATTCTGGAAATGAATGAGATTTGGAAAAGCGTTGTCGGATATGAAAACCTTTATGAGGTATCAAGTTTCGGTCGAGTCAGAAGTGTTGATCGGACAACTATTGGAAAAACGGCTTTTAGTGATGATTCTTTGTATCATTTTAAAGGGAAAATATTGAAACAAGGAAATAAGAAAACTTCCGGAATGCCTTATAAGCAGGTTGTTCTTTATAAAAACAAGAAGCACAAGACTGTTGCCGTACACAGATTGGTTGCAGAGGCATTTATACCCAACCCCGATAATTTGCCTCAAGTAAATCACAAAGACGAAAATCCAAGCAATAACAATGTTAATAATCTTGAATGGTGCACATGTAAATACAATGTGAATTACGGAACTGCAACCGATAGGAGGGCACTAAAGACAAGAAACAATGCATATAATCAAAAGCCTGTTATATGTGTGAATACAAATATTGTCTATCAAAATAGTTATGAAGCAGAAAGAAAAACAGGAATAAAGGCGAATAATATAAGAGAGTGTTGCAAAGGTAATTACAGTCATGCTGGTGGGGCCAAATGGCAATATGTCAACGAAACCGATGCTGCAATTAAAAGCGTAGGTACTCAAGAAATGGCGATATTAGACACTATGTTTGAAATTGAAAAAGGAAAGGGGATTAGTTCATATTCAAAAAACTCAATTGTTGTATCGACAGTTGAAATTTCCAACAGGCTCAATATTTCTACTTATGAGGTTAGAAAATCAATTAGAAAACTTGTTGGATTAGGACTTGTAGAGAAAAGCGTAATTGGCAAGAAGTATATAAAACCAAGTGAAGTAAATGAAGGTCAAGCTGTGGGGCATATTCCACCAGAAATAGGATTTTCACTAACAAAAACAGGATTTAAGGTATCGCAGAAACAGTATGAGAAGTTTATGAATTTATTGAAAGTAGGCGATTCAGAATGAATTTACTTGAACACTATGTAACAAATATAACTCGCGAAGAAGCTATCGAGAAGAACGGAATGCTGTTTTTCAAGATTGTATGTGATGTCGATTGTTATGGCAACAAAGAGATTCAGAAAGAAGTTTTGCTTACAGAAGATGATTATGCAGAGGCAAAGAGCAAAGGTTATTATTTAGCCTAAAAGCGAGGTGATTCGGAATGAAGATTTTAAGTAAAAAGAAATGTGAAGAAATTCTGAAAAGAATTACTGCAAATGAAATTATTCAGGCAGAGTACGGGCTACACGATATGGAAGCGGAAACAAAAGCAACGGAAAATAGAGCAGAGATAGCTTTTATTGTCGGTGGCTTCAAGGGTATGAACAAGGTGCAGAACACATTGAGAAAAAGATATAACAATATAAACCACGAGGAAAAAGATTAAAATACATCAACCGAAATTTGAAGAAAATAGGAGATTAATTAAATGGCAGAACGTAGAATGTTCACAAAAAAAGTCACTGATGATGATAATTTCATGGCTTTATCATCAAGTGCGCAAGCCTTATATTTGCATTTATCTATGTCTGCTGATGATGACGGATTTTGCAATCAGGTATCAGTTTCCATGTTCAAAGCTCACGCAAGTGTGGCTGATTTACAGCAATTATTGGAAAAAAGATACATTTATCAGTTTGATAATGGTGTGATTGTAATTAAGCATTGGCGCATGGCAAACGCTTTGAGAAAAGACCGGTATACACCAACGAATTTTAAGGAAGAATTGGCAAAATTAAAGATAAAATCCAACGGTGCATACACATTTTCTGATGATGGTTGCCGTGTGGTTGCCAATGGGTTGCCAGATGGTTGCCAAGTGGTTGCCACTTGTCTGCCACAGGATAGTATAGGTAAGGTAAGTTTAGATAAGAATAGTATAGTTAAGGATAGTAAAGATAAGGATATAAAAGAAAAAGATATTGATAAATCAATATCTAAAAAGAAAACTGTTTACTACCCTGATGATGCAATGCTGGAGAGTGCTTTTCAGGAATATCTGACAATGAGGAAAAAAATCAAAAAGCCGATATGCACCGAAATGGCATTGCACCGGGCTATGAATACTATCGAGAGACTATCAAAGGGTGATAACGATTTAGCAGTTAAAATTCTTAATCAGTCAGTAGACCATTGTTGGCAAGGACTGTACGTGCTAAAGGACAATGAGCCACATTCGACTAACAAAGGTGCTATTGATTGGGATAATGTATGAGGTAGAGAAATGACAAGAGACGAGACGGTTAAGATTATCCGCATAATGTGTGATTGCTACCCCAATTATAAGCCGAGCAATTTATCAGAGACAGTAGATGTGTGGAATATGATGTTGGAAGAATACAGCTACAGTCAAATATCTATGGCATTGAAAACTTACGTGCATTCCGATACAAGCGGATTTGCACCGAGCATAGGACAGCTAATCAACAAACTGCATGAGGTTCAATCCCCACAGGAGCTTAACGAAATGGAAGCATGGTTCCTTGTTAGCAGGGCACTACGAAACGGCTACTATGGTGCAGTTGAAGAATTTAATAAGCTACCACCGCTCGTACAAAAGGCTGTCGGGAGTCCTGATAATCTTAGGAACTGGGCGCTGACGGACATAAACAGCATTGAAAACGTAGTCCAGTCAAACTTTATGAGAACTTATAGGGTAGTTGTTAATCGGGCAAAGGAATTTCAAAAAATGCCAAAGGATATACAGACATTGATTGAAAGCACCAATAGAAACTCGCATTCGGCTCAAATCGGCTCTAAAAATCAACAGACGATAAAATTATCGCTCGAAGATAATAAAAGCCAAAATAAGCCAATTAAAGGTATTCCAATGCCAAAAGAAATTAAAGAACGTATCGAGCAGATGAAAAGATAGGAGGTAAAGAGGTTTGTGCGCACAATTAAAGCTGGCTTTACTCCTAGCAAAAAATGATAAAAGACAAGTATTCTAGGCAGAGATATGAAGAACGAAAAGCTAGTAACCTTTGTGTTCTTTGTGGAAAACCGCTTGATAGAGAAGGTGTGGTTTGTACGGCATGTAACAGCAAACGTACAGCATATGGTCGAGAACTTTACAAAAAATTACAGGCAGTTGGTGTCTGCCCTAGATGTGGCAAAAACTTGCTATATGGTGACGAAAAAAGTTGTGTTGAGTGTAGGGCAAAATCAGCCGAAGCCATGTCAAAGATACGTGCTGCTGATGTAAAAAAATACAATGAGCGACAAAAGGCATGGCGAAAAGCACGATACGAAAAAGACAAGGAAAATGGCATATGCACACGCTGTCGCAAAAGGAAAGCAGACCCGGGGCATACCACTTGCACATTTTGCAGAGAAACAATGAGAAGAGCACGAGTTAAAATGCCCGAAAGAACCGGCAGATACGAACAAGGGCTATGTTTTTTCTGTGATAATCCGGTAAAACCCGGATATAAGGTCTGCGAAATGCACTATCAGCAAAACGTTAAGAACGCAACTTGTGAAAAGGCAAACATCGCACGGCAGAAAATAAAAGAAAGGAGTCCACAATGGACACCTTGAAAGATTTTTACGATTTTTACCGGCCATTGCAAAGGAAATATGACTTGCGAATGTTTTACAGAACAAATAGCAAGGAAGCGAAAATAACTATCCGGTGGCGCGGTAAAGAACTTGTAAAAGTCACAGAAGAAACTACCGAAGCCTGTTTTATCAGGGCAAAACGAGAACTTGAAGAAAGAATGAAGAAATATGAGCAACAAACTGAAACCAAAGAAAAAGCGCAAAGAGCCGGATTTTACATGGACAAAATCAGAGAGAGTTACGCTGAAAAACAGCAATAACCGCAGAAAGCTCGTAAGGCGGTCTTTCACAGACTTTATGGACTTAGGCTACTATGTACTGTATTTACATCATGGATTTGGTAATAAGCGCATTGTAAGGCTTGAAAGAACCATAAATGAGTACCTTGAAAGGGCACAGACTGAAAAAGAAATGAAAACCGAAGCGCTTGCTGAACTTTTGAAAGTCAGGTACGGCATTGATGTGCAGAGAGAGATTAATTTAATCCCAATGCAGCAGTTGATTAGAATTTACCAAAGGAATAATCCACTTACGATAAACGACACGAGACAGCTTTTGAATGACACGGCATACAGCTACATGGTTTTAGCGTGTACGGCACTTAAGCTGATGTTTAAATTGTCGGTCAGAGAGATTGAAGAATTTATCACAGAATTTAGGGACTTAATCGACACACTGTATAAATTTAATCAATTCGGTCTGACATTGCCAAAGGTGGCACAATGCCTTGCTGATGAAGTTAATTACGTTGATGAAAGGTACATAAAGGTGATTGATTAATGACTTATGCATGGGATAACGACAGCACTCAAAATGCTCACATAAAGCAGATGAGAGACGATAGGCAGAAAGCCTACATGAAAAAGCACAGAGACAATAAGGCATATGAGAGATTTAAACACATGCCGGATTATGGGAAAGGGGCAAAGCATGGAGAGATTAACATATAGAGAAGAACTAGGAGTCAGTATGGACAAAAACGAAGATTGCCCTAGTTGTAGCATATGTTGGAATTGCAATATTCCACCAAGAAAATGTAAGTATATTAGTGATGCACTTAAAAAACTTGCCGATTATGAGGATTTAGAGCAACAAGGCAGACTTATCAAGTTGCCTTGCAAGGTGGGAGATATAGTATGGGATAATGACTATGGCAGACCTTGTGCATATACAATAACAGCCTTTTCGTTTGGTGAATGCGAAGAATACATTTGCGAACCTGTTACAACAAAAGAAGTCGTATTCTATTATACAAACTCGAGCGGAAGTATCATAGGAAGTTTTGCAGAAAGTGAAATCGGCAAGTCGGTATTTTTGAACAAATCAGAAGCCGAAGCGAAACTGAAAGAATTAAGGGGTGGAGAATGAGTACAGGAACGAATTTGGAAGAAGCAGAAATCGTAGCAGATAACATTGGCACATCACCATATTATGACGTCTACAGTAAAGCGCTTGATGATTTATTAAATTCTCTTCCGGATTGTGATTATGTTGGAATAGAACGTCTTGTTTGCTTGGTGGAACAGCTAAAGAGAGGTAGAGAAAATGGAAGATAGATACTTATTCAAGGCTAAGAGAGTTAATAATGGAGAATGGGTACAAGGATATTATGTAAAAGGTTTAAATATGTATGGCAAAGAAGTTCATCTAATATTTGAACCTAACACAATGTTTTATTCTAGCGGAGAGACAGACGGATGGTACAAAGTAGACCCAACCACTATCTGCCAATGCACCGGCTTGAGAGACAAGAACGGCAAGCTGATTTGGGAGAATGACATTGTAAAAATAAATAATAGCAAGGTGAATGTACTTATAACATTTGGAGAATTTGAAATTATATGTACAATTCCTAACGAAAAATATTATAAGCACAGACTTGAATATGATACTGAATATGAAGTTGTCGGAAACATCTTTGATAATAAAGAGTTATTAGAAAGTGAGGAATAATATGAGAATATTTAAAAGCGTAGACGAAAAATTAAAAGAGATTGGATTCAACAAAATCAGTGAAGATAAGCATGGTGCTCAATATGAACGCTACAATACAAAGTTCAATTATTGGCAGCGTGTTGACATTTGGCATAAAGCTTCAGGCCGTCATATTTTACAGTCGTATGACAGAGACTTGATGGACGAAAAGAAGATTGGAAATACTAATGTTGGCCTTACAGGATATGAAATGAAGCTTTTTCTTAAAAAAATGAAAAAGTTAGGACTTTACAGCAAAACTGCGGGAATCGAGGGATAACATGGCAACGAGCGAAGCAATAAGAGAAAAAAGAAAATTTGCAATCGAACTAAAACAATTAGTCCATCAAAAATGTGTTGAAATCAATCACTATGTCAGCGGTTGTGACAGTCCGTTTAGTTATTTGCAGATTGCAGACGTACAGGAAAGTTTGAGGGAGATTGAAAACACTTTGAATATTAAGGCTAAGGAGCGATGAAGAATGACCGACATAACAACAGTAGTATACACCACCCTCATAGTATTCGGCATAATCGGTCTGACAGAGGTAGCGCTTGCATGGTACGACATCCGTGAACGAGACAAGACCGATGATGATATACAAGAGCAGTGGTGCAGTGAAAATATTAAACATTAATTAATTTATCAGAAAGGAATAGGTTGTGCGCACATAAAACCGAGGTTTCCTTTTGGTAAGAGAAAATGAATTTTGACAATTACTCTTGTGATAATCAAATGAGCATATTTGACTTCACAAGAGAACCAATCAGCATAACAAAGCCCATTCGCTTAATAGAACTTTTCGCCGGCTACGGAAGTCAGGCAATGGCGCTAAAGAGAATAGGTGCTAAGTTTGAACATTACAGAGTTGTGGAGTTTGATAAGTATGCCATAGCAAGCTATAACGCAGTGCATGGCACAGATTTTCCTACAATGGATATAACTAAGGTTCATGCAGAAGATTTGAATATCTGCGACACAAATGCATTCACTTACTTACTTACTTACTCATTCCCTTGTACGGATTTATCAGTTGCCGGAAAACAAGCCGGAATGTCTAAGGGCAGTGGTACAAGAAGCGGTCTGTTGTGGGAAGTTGAGAGAATACTAACAGAAATCAGAGATAGCAACGGAGAATTGCCACAGATTTTATTCATGGAGAATGTACCACAAGTACATAGTCAGGATAATATGCCTGACTTTAGAAAATGGCTAGATTTCCTTGAAAGCCTTGGCTACACAAATTACTATCAAGACTTGAATGCTAAAAATTATGGTGTAGCACAAAATCGTGAAAGATGTTTTATGTTTTCATTCCTGAGTGAGTACAATTACCATTTCCCACAGCCTATACCACTCAAAAAGAAGTTGAAAGACTATCTTGAGGATAATGTAGATGAAAAGTATTACATTAACAATGAAAAGGCTGACAAGCTGATAAAACAGCTTATTGACAATGGCACATTACCACAACACAATCTTGACAGACAGACAGACAGACAGACAGACAGACAGACAGACAGACTTGCGTTGACGGAACAATCAATAAGCCACAGCAGAGAGAAGTTGCAAACTGTATCAAGGCAAGATATGACTGCGGAATATCAAACTTGCGGTCAGATGGAAACTTGGTTGTTAAAGGATATGGGAGAGATGGCAGACAAACCGATTGATGTGGCCGTAACTCTTAGGGCAAGAGATTATAAAGGCCTTGATAATTATGGAAGTAATGGAGTAATTGAATGGAAAAATTAACAGACGCTATCGGAATAGTGCTTTTTGAAAGTGAAAAATTCGGTGGCGAAAAGGTACTTAGGGGGGGGATTTGCCCTACCCTAAGAGCCAATAAAACAAGTAGCGGAGTGATTGAAGTAATGGCAGATGTAAATGTAATAGGCTCTCTTGAATCAAAATTTGAGAGCACCAACAGAATTTATGATGTGGGGGGGTGCAGTCCAACATTGAGTACAATGCAAGGCGGTAATCAAGAGCCGAAAATTCTTGAAGAGCAAATTCCATGCAAATTAGATAAAATGCCTAACGGACACTTAGACAGCTTAGATAATGCGGAAATATGCGACATTAATACACCTACTGCAAGCACAGTAACATCAAGATATTATAAGGGGATAGGGTCACACAAAGACAATATGTGCATAGTTGCTATGCGTGGCAGAAATCCTAATAATCCGTCAGATAGAACTGTGGGAAACCAAACGGAGCAGAGATTAGAGGTGAATATGCAAGGCACAAGTAATTGTTTGACGAGTGTGCAAAAAGACAATCTTGTTATAGAAAGCCAAGTATTAACACCCAAACGGACAGAATATGGCAAACAGATACGGAAAGCGTATGAAAGCGGTCAGATACAGGAAAGTAGACACAATATGACGGAATTAGAGCCTAGAAAAGATGATATATCTAATACGCTTACAACAGTGCAGAAAGATAATTTATTGCTTGAAAATAATATCCAAAAAGTCGGTCAAATATCAAGCAATGGTTCCCAATGCGGTACAGTTATTTCTGATAACGGCATATCGGCTAATCTTGTAGCTGGCACACACGGATATGCGAATAGCCATATTGCCACACAATATCGTATCAGAAAGCTAACACCGAGAGAGTGCGGGCGACTGATGGGCGTATCTGATGAAGATATTGACAAAATGGCAGCAGTAAACAGCAACACGCAACTATATAAGCAGTTCGGCAACTCAATAGTAGTAGATGTTATGTGCGCTATGTTTAAAAATTTGAATATTAATCAAGGAGATAGCAATGAAGCACTACAAACCGATTAAATGTGTAGTCTGTAGCAAGACATTTACGCCGACCGCAGCTAACCAAAATACGTGTTGCGAAGCACACAGACAGCAGAGAGCTACGGAATTGAGAAAAATCAGAGAAAAGAGGAGACTTAAAAGAAAGCCTGTCAAGAAAAACAAACTTGCGGAAATCTGCGAGATTGCTAAAAGTAAGGGAATGAGCTACGGACAATATATGGCAGAGCAATATAAAAAGGAAGTGATGATAAGATGAATAGCAGAACTATAAGTGATATAGAGCCATTTGAAAGACAATGTGTATACGAGGATAACAAGCCGTGCAACAGCTCATGCCGATACTCAAATACTTGTATACACAGCGCAAGCAAAACCGAAGAATAGGAGACAATAGGCTTATGAAGTTTTCAAAACTTACTAAGCCGGAACTTGAAGAGATTTTAAAAAACGCCAATTTCACCGATGAAGAAACGGAAGTTTTTGAGTTGCTAGTTGCCAATAAAAGCCTTGAAGAGGTATCACAGAGACTTTTAATCTCAAAAACGACCACTTCCCGGAGAGTGGCAGACATTAAAGAAAAGATAGAAAGGAGTCAGGCGATGATTAACAAAGTGCCAATATGGGAAAAAGTAACACTGACGATTGATGAGGCTGCTGAATATAGTAATATCGGAATTAACAGAATCAATGATATGCTTAATAATCCCTCGTGTCCTTTTGTGCTCTTTGTCGGAAGAGGCAAGCGATTAGTTAAGCGCAAGGAGTTTGAAAAATACCTCGAAAAGACAGATAGCATATAAATAGATATATTGAATTATAAGCCATTATGTAGTAATATAGAAATTATCATATAATGGCTTTTGATTTTGAAAGGAGCCATAAATCAGTATGGGAAAGGATTTGAGAGGAAAAGAGCTGGGAGTCGGAATAACCCAGCGCAAGGACGGACTTTATCAGGGCAGATATAAAGATAGGTTCGGCAAGAGCAAGACAATTTACAACAGCAAGTTGTCGGAACTGCGGAAAGAACTTAGTAAAGCAGTGACCGACAATCAACAATTCACAAGTGTTAGAGACAGCATTACCCTTGATGTGTGGTTTGACAGGTGGATGAATGTATACAAGAAAAAGAGAGTGCGCCCCAATACCATTAGGGAGTACACGCATATATATAAAAAGAACATTTCACCATACTTAGGAAACCACGAAATAACATCTATTCGCAAGTCAGATGTGCAGTTACTTATCGACAAAGCTTCTGACGATAACTATAAGTATGAGAGACAGAGCAAAATCAAGGTTATTTTAAATGACATGTTTAGTAGAGCTATGGAAGATGACCTGATGATTAAGAATCCGGCGAAAGGTGTAAAGCTGAGAGCAGACAAAGAAGTTAATGCTTTTGCATTGACAGTAGAGCAACAGAGCGAGTTTTTTGAAGCGTGCAAAGGTACATTTTACGACAACATGTATAATGTGGCAGTTAATACAGGTTTGCGCCCAGGAGAACTGTTTGCACTCACGATTGCAGATATACATATGGATGAGGGATATATTGATGTTAATAAGACACTTGTGTATCAGAAATACCTTGAAGATAAAGGCAAGACATTTCATGTTGAGCCACCAAAAACCAAGCAGAGTTACAGACACGTACCAATTAACAGTGTGTGCAAAGAATATCTAACTAAACAATTTGAGCTTAAAAAGATAGTTTCAGAACGCAGACCCAAGGAACAAAACGAATATTTGTTTGTTACAAGGTTCAATACACCGATTAATTCGGTTATATATAGCGACTCTATACGTTCAGTTGTAAGACGGATAAATGACACAAAGAGCAGTGACAATGAATTTCCGTTTTTTAGCGGTCACACATTCAGACATACGTTTGCGACAAGATGTTTTGAGTCAGGCATAGAGCCGAAAGTTGTTCAATCATATTTGGGTCATGCAACACTGAAAATGACAATGGACTTGTATACACATGTTACACCCGAAAAATCGTTTGCTGACATTGAAAAAATCGTTAGCACCGACAACAAAATCATAGAATATAGAAGAAAATGTGTGTAGTAAGTGTGTAGTAGTACACACAATCAATTCACAGAATGTTGAAAAATCAACGCTCGTAGGGCATTTTTATACTAAAACTGGTAAAATTATTATGTATATCAAGGAGTGCCATACGATTTCGTAAATAATGGCGCAATCCTAGGAAAATAAAGGTTTTGCGGAGTTTTCGTAAAATCGTAAAAAATATAAAATTCTATGTATTTTAATGTATTTTAATACCAAAAGTGTGTAGTAACTGTGTAGTAACCACCCCAAAAAGTGTGTAGTAAAAATTGTATATAGAAAAGCCATTATATGACACAAATATGAGAAGAACATGGAAATGCTCTTCTCTTTTTTTATGCCACAATTTAGGCATAAGGAGATGATGTTATGTTTGACGATGAAGTGAGAGAACAAATATTTGCTAAAAGTGAGTTACAAAAAATCGACTTAATGACATTATCCCTTGTCATTAAAGCAATCGAAGAGGTTTTGGAGGACAAAGAAGATGAACAATCCTTATCAGGCACCTATGATGAATAATCCTTATATACAATCTCAAAATCCGTATATGGATAGAATGAACTTTTTACAAAATTATCAGCAAAGCTTGCAACAGCCTATGCAGATGAATCAACAGCCTATGCCACAGCAGATAGCAGGCATTAACGGAAGAATGGTACAGGCGGTTGAAAATATTAACGCCAATGAAGTGCCTATGGACGGCTCAATGGCTTTTTTCCCTAAACAGGATATGTCGGAAATTTATGTCAAGGGTTGGAATGCTGACGGAACAATTAATACGATTGTGTATAAGCCTTATACAGCTCCTAAAGATAGTCAGGCAGTAAATTCTATGGCTAATACAGAAAATGCTAAATTTACCCTATCAGACGAAAGCACACAACTATTTCTGAATAAGTTCGAGGAATTATCAGAGAAGATAGGGCAGTTGGAAGATAGATTTGATAAATCTTTAGGAACACAGAGAAAAACTTCAAGAACTCAAAGTAAGGGCGGTGATGAGGAATGAATCAGCAGTTAATTCAAACTATAAATCAGCTTAAGTCAATTCGGAATCCACAGCAAATGGCTATGAATTGTTTACAACAGTCGGCACAGTGTGGAAATCCTATGGCAAAAAACTTACTTAATCAGATAAACAGTGGGAACACACAAGGTGCAGAGCAAATTTTAAGTAATTTTATGAATACGCAAGGAATAAACCTTAATGATATTAAGGGAATGATGAATTAGGACATTTTGGGTTGTGCGCACATAATGACCGGTTATCCCATTTGTTAATAAAATAAATGGAGGTAAACAAGATGTTTAATTCAAACGGAGTTAGTCTCGCAGATATTGCCGCAGTAACAGGCAATAATCGTAATAACGATGGTATGTGGGGCGATGGTGCATGGTGGATTGTAATTCTCTTAATCTTTGGCTGGGGAAATAACGGCTGGGGCGGTTTCGGTGGAAATGGCAACGGTGCAGGCTACACTGATTCAGCTATACAAAGAGGTTTTGACAATCAGGCAGTTATCAGCAAGTTAGACGGCATTTCCAACGGACTTTGTGACGGATTTTATGCCATGAACAACAGTATGCTTACAGGCTTTAATGGTATTAACACAAATATCATGCAGACCGGATATGGCATACAACAGGCAGTAAACGCTGATACAGTTGCTAATATGCAGAATACTAACGCTTTACAGTCACAGCTTGCTAACTGCTGCTGCGAGACGAGAGAAGCCATCCAAGGTGTAAACTACAACATGGCAACTAACACTTGCGCTTTACAAAACACAATGAACAATAATACAAGAGATATTATTGACAGCCAGCAGGCAGGAACGAGAGCCATCCTTGATTTCCTGACAAATGACAAGATTGCAACCTTACAGGCAGAGAACAACGATTTACGCAGAGCTGCTTCACAGGATAGACAGAACGCGCTTCTTACTACTGCAATGACAGCACAGACACAGCAGATTGTCAACTCTGTAAATCCTACGGCTATTCCAGCTTATGTTGTGCCTAACCCAAATGCTTATGCATATGGCTGTGGTTGCAATACCGGCTGTAATTGCTAAAAATGAATAATTGAGTATCTTAATTGAGTTAACTCGTTCTAAACCGATTAAAAACCATTTTTAGTCGAGACTTAGTCCAAGTTTAGTCGAGAGTTAGTCGAGATTATGTCTGCTAAGCAGTATTACTTGATGTTACCGACACAAATGTCGGGAAGATAAAGGGCAGACTATAATGTTTGCCCTTTTGCACATTGAAAACCGAATATTAGTTGATGATTTGTAGATTTGATTTTTCTAAAAAACTTGAATTTTGGGGTTGACTTTTTGTGCGTACTATTATATATTAAATGTGCGGACAGAAAGTGAGGTGTTTAAAATGTCTCCACGCACAGGCAGACCTAAATCTGAAAATCCAATGAATGATAGGATTTATGTAAGAGTAACAAAACAAGAGAAAAAAGAAATTATGGACTTTTCTTCTGAAAGTGGTTATTCAATACTAGAACTAATCAGAATTGGCATTGAAAAGATAAGAAGTCAAAAAAAATAAAGTGTTGCACCGCTACCAACGAACACAACACTTTAAAAGCACCAATCCGAAAGAGATTGATAAATCTATTCTATCAGTTTCTTTCGGAAAATCAAGTATTTTTTGAAAGGATAAGATATTATGGAATTAGAACGCAAGAGTATTGATGAAATGACAAAGGCAGAGCTTAAAAGGGAGCTAGATGGCCTTAGATGTGAGTATGACACATTAAAAGTCAAGGATGACATTATCAAGATATTAGACCGTATGCCAACGAGCATTGAGCTAGAGGAAATAAGGAAGTATGCCGAAAAGGTGTATCAGAAGTCTATAGATAAGCATTGGTATTTTCTGAATGGAGTACACGACAACATCTGCAATATGGTAGACAATCTATTGGAAACAGGAGATTATAGCACACTAAACTATCTGAACTGTTTTGTATATGGTAAGTTATTAGACGAAAATCCGACCGCAACGGAGGGAGTAAAGACAATGACAGGCGATATGGAGAAACTGTTGCTGAAACACTTAATGGCAGAGAGAGGCGGTGTGGCATAATGAATGCGATTAACAATGTAATAGATATGAGAACACCTATTGAAGTTGCACTTAACATTGATAGCGAGGGTATGACAACAGCTAGAAAGTTGTATGACTTTTTAGGGCTGGCACAAGGGCAGTTTTCAAGGTGGGCAAAAACTAATATTACAGATAATGAGTTTGCTACAGAAAATGAGGATTATTGGGGGTTCGACATTGATGTCGAGGGTAACAAAGCGGTAGATTACAAGCTCACTGCTCATTTTGCCAAGAAGTTATCTGTTAAAGGTAATTCAGAGAAAGCGGAACAGGCAAGGGAATATTTTACAACTGTAGAGGAAAGAGTAAAGCAAAAAGCTATTGATATATCCCAATTGTCACCCGAGCTTAAAATGTTCAACACAATCTTTCAGTCAGTAGCACAGCAACAACTTGAACAGAAACGACAGGCGGAGCAGATAAATAAAGTTGAGCAGACTGTTGACAATATGAAAGAGATATTTACACAGCCTATCGGAGATTGGAAAGCTGAAATCAATGCAAGGGTGCGTGAAATTTCAATCAAGAGCAAAATTGACTATCAGATACTTTACAATCAACTCTACGGAGAATTGGAAACCACTGCACATTGTAGCTTAAAGAGATTGCAGGACAATAAGAAAAAGCGCATGGAGAAAGCGGGCAATACCAAAACAGCAATTAAGAATGAGACAACAAAAATTGCTATTATCTTTGAAAAACCACAACTTAAAGCTATTTTTGAAAATATCGTCAAGAAATATGCTATGAGTTATTGTGCATAATCAAATTTAGAAACCATCAACTAATATCGGTTGGTGGTTTTTTATTTTATGAAAGAGAGGTAATAAAAATGGCTGAATTTTCAAGCATTGCAACACAGACAGTTGCAGTAAACGGAAATGTATTATTTACAGATGCGCCAACGTCTGTATGCAATAAAGGATATATTTCACACAGAACAGGAAGCGGATTAATTAACCTTAAAGGCGCTACCAACACTTGCAAAGCAAAGTACAGAGTAGAATTTAACGGAAATATTGCAGTTCCTACAGGCGGAACCGCAGGAGCAATTTCATTAGCTATTGCTGTCGAGGGCGAGCCGGACTTATCTACACTGGCAATCTCTACACCAACAGCAGTTGAAGCATTTAACAATGTGTCTATGGCAACAGATGTATGGCTTCCTTGCGGATGCTGTCAGGCAATTTCTGTCAAGAATACATCTGCACAGGCTATCAGTGTTGCAAATGCTAACATCACAGTAAATCGAATTGGTTAGGGGGCGAGAGTATGCACGTTGAAAGAATACACAAAATGCAGGAGTGCCTTACAGAGAAAGCTGTCAACGAGCTTGAAAAGGGCGTTGAGAATGTTGACACTTCCGAGATGGGACAGGTCGTAGATATGATAAAAGACCTTGCAGAAGCTGAGTATCATTCAATAATTTCCAAGGCTATGAAAAAGGCTAATGAAGAGGAAGAAGAGTACGACAAAGAACTCCTAAGAAGTCTTAAGGCAGAATATGGCGAAGAAAGTGGCAGAAGATATTACGACCAATATCGCTATGCAAATGGCAGATTTGCCCCAAAAGGTCATGGAATACGCAGAGGATATGAGGAACCGCCATATTATCACATGCCGGTAAACTACAACGACATGGAGTATATGCGTGACATGGATAAGAGCCAAGGTAAGATGTACTACTCTGAACCGATTGCACCACATGTGAGTGAAAGCAATTATGACAGAGCAAAGAGACATTATACCGAGACAAAGGAAATGCACAAAGGAGCTTCTACAGAGGACAAAGAGCATAAAATGAAAGCTCTTGACATGTATATCCGTGAATTAAGCGGAGATATATCAGAGCTTTTAAATGACATGACACCCGATGAACGCAACCTTTTACGCACCAAAATGAGCAATCTTGCGTCAAAACTGTAATTATTAAGGCTATGGGTAGTAATGCTCATAGCCATTTTTAGAGGGTATAAGCATGGATATAAGAGTTAATGATATATTGTGGCACATACAATTTAAAAAGCCCACATCAAGCGAATTAAAGCGGTCTGACGGCACTATAAGTTTAGGAGTAACCGATAATACAACTAAGACTATTACGATAGCTGATAATGTGTCTGATTACATGGCCGACAAGATACTATGCCACGAGCTAGTGCATGTGTACTCGTTCTCATACGGCTGTGACATTGACATAGAGACAGAGGAAATAATCGCAGACTTTATGAGCTTGTACGGACGGAATATTGTATATACAGCTGACAAAATATTTAATTTATTGGAGCAAAAATATGGATAAAATAGACAGACTATTAGAATACATACACCGGACTAATCCGGAAATGACACGGCAGAAATTGATTGAGAAACTAGGAGAGAGTGACTACGGCGCCAAGAGCATTTATTTTTTGGCGATTCAAAATTCAAAAAAATCCTAAAATATTTTGATACCCCCCTACCTTTTGAATTTTTCAATTTCAAAAATCAGTTCGCAAAATTTTACAAAAACTTGTCGAGAACTTGCAAAGAACTCGCACCACACTTTAATTGAGTAAAGTTTTCTGAAAATTCAAACATTTTCCATGAGTTGGTGTGCCTGACTTGTTAGATATTGCACCCGGTACAGTTTGCCACGGCTTGACGGCTTGCAATGCTATAATTATATTTTTTGACATTGTAAACGGCTCATTTTTCGACTTATTTTAGCGTGCTTGATAAAATCCACGCTAACACGTTTAAAAGCCCTTAGAGAGTCAAATACACGGCTTAAATGTATATATCATAAAATCATAGAATATTTTTATTAATTTGTCAATGTACATATGCCCGGATGCATAGCCGGACAACTCGCGACAGTTTCAACGGCTGCACGCTTGATTTTTGGCACAGCAAAAAGGGATATAAAATATCCCTAGTAGTAACGCGTGATATATTTCCCAGCTACGTAGTCGCAAAATAGCCTGACCGGGTGAACGTGCGCGCGCTTTTCTACGACTTGCAACCATTCACCGGACCTTTGAACCGTAATTTTTAGCTCGTGCGATTGCATCCACTCTATACAATCGTATTTGATATAATCAAAGTCGCTTATTTTCGGCATCTCATAGCCTAGCGCCTTGACGCGCTTAAATATTTCCTTTTTCCCCAAGTATTCATAATTAGACATAATACACCCCCCTATCTATAACAAGCCTTAATTATTGGGCTTATATAGTTTTCATGCTGTAGATAGTTAATAAAAGCCGTCCGGCGGTATTCCTTGCCACTGATGAGTGACAAAGCATCGTCACACGTTCCAAAGTCTGCGACAGCTCTAAAAATATTGGTTATTGCTTTTCGTGTTTCTCGCTCGCTTGCTTGATATTCCGGCGCACTCGTATATTTTCCATTGTAGCGTGCTCTTATTTCACGCTCTACAGCGTCAAGCGTGGTTAGTTCGTTATCGTTCATCCATCAACCCTCTTTTCTATTCGTACATGGTTTATAGTTGCTTTTTGACTCTTTCGCGGTCTGTCGTGCGTTAATCTGTTTTTATTAGGTGTAAAATAACGCAAATCACCTATAAGGGCGCACAATTATTTGTTCAGGCGTTGCACCTCTTGAGCCTGATGCAAATATAAAGGCATTTACAAAACCTCTTGGCGCGATTATTTACCGGACGCGCGGACGGAGTGCAATATATACAGCCGTAAAGCCGTATAAAAGCACCAATAAAAAATATTGAATTGATTAATATAAAGTCTGAAAAGCCTTATATATAAAGCTAATAGCCGGAATTGAACCGGCTTAAAAATCCCTTGATATTAGCTAAATAAAAACTATATTAATAGTATCCGTTAAGTTGTACAGCTTTTCACAATTAGCATTGTAAAGAGCTTCTTTTTTGTCGCTCTCTGATAAATACAACTTACTAATTGCAAGCTCCACCGCGTCAATAATAGAGCGGTGCAGCTCAGGTGGTAAACAACAAAGATATTCACCGCGATAGACTTTTGATATTTTCATTTTGCGCCCCCTAAAAAATCACATACAGCCGGATTGCTACAATTCTCTTTATACAGATAAAAGGCGCGTATTCTATCGGGCTTTTTTAATTGCTTTTCAATTTGGCTTTCGCTGTCGTTTCTCATTGATGAAAAAATAAGACATACACAAGCTTTTATTTTTTCGAGTTCCTCAGCGTTAAGCCCCTCAAAATCAAAAATATTTTGAGTTAATTTTTTGTATGCCTTTTCACATGCTGTGATGGTTTTATAAGGTAATATTTTTTTGCATTCTGTTTTCGTCATTTTGTCCACCTCTCTAATAAAAAAATAAAAACAATCCGCCGTAGCCAATTACAAGGCACGACGCAAAAAGCCCGAAAGCCTTTAAAAGCTCGATAAAATCTCTCATAGTTGCGCCCCCTTAATATGCTAATTGTTTGCCACAAATCGGGCAAAATTTGATAGATTGCATTGCGCTATGTCCGTTTATAGTTTGACAAAAACTAACGCTTATGTCATGCTTGTATATTTCCGGCATAAACTCAAGTAAACGAGTACCGCCCGGCGCGTATTCATCACAAACATGATAAAAACCTTCCTCGCAGTCCTTGCCCTTGTAAAATTTTGCGCCACTGTCTACAGTTTCATAATTTTTAAAATCAATCCTTGACTTGTTCATTTTCTCCACCTCTTTAATATAAAGCCGGTGAACTTACACCGGCTTAAATGCTAATTACTCGTTGTCATCGTCTTTCCAACTTGCCGGAACTCCGTTCCAAGCTGTGCCGAAATGCGTTACACCTAAAATATAAAGGTCTAAAGGCTCACAATAATAAACGAGTTCGTTAGTATATTCGCTCAATCTTTCGGCGTCGCTGTCATTGATAATAAAATACTGAAATACCTCTAAGTAACAATCGTCCTCCTCGTTGTAGTCGGTACCACAATAAATATCGAAATCAAAACCTTTTGAAATTAAAGCCGGCATGATGTCGTTATTTAATACCAAATCGTCACAACAAAAATCAATCATCGACTTATAATCTTTTCTTGTCTCTTTTAATGTCTCTAATACT